CAATAAAGCCCCTTCTATAAACCCCGCCCACGCCTGCATGATGCATACATGCAGTTACTCCAAATCGCATACACCCTACTCACAATCGCGTTCATATCGAGCGTGATTGTAGCTGTGGTTCGCCTTGAACAAGACGAACCATTTGCGCCGATTCCCGCCCTGTTATTCGCGACCATCTGCGCAAACATCGTCCGTCATCGCTTGGGCGAAACTCCCACCCTTGCACTCGACGTTTTCACGAGCCGCACGCTCTTCATGGTTTGGCCGATAGGAACGGCGTTCGTCCTGCTTTGGGCCTTCAATAAACGAAAGATGGCGGGGTGGGTGTTCGTCTTCGCCGGCCTGCTCATCACCGCACTCGGGTGCATCCCGTACCTATTCGCGAACGGGCGAATCGTAATCGTTGCGCAAGCCGTCGCTGCATTCGATGGCGTATGCGCAATTGGTCTCGCCCTGTTCGTTTTAGCGCGCGTCCCGACCAAACTGTCACCCTTTGAAACCGCCGCGTTTTTATGCGCAATCGGGGAGGGTACAGCCGCGATGGTTGGTCATCTCGTCAAGGGGCATTGGTGGCCCGCCGTGATCGTTTATTGCGTGCTGTACGTTGCGCTGATTGTCCTGCATGCTCGCGTTCTATGGGGAACGATGAACAGCAAAAGCTTATCGCCGAACTCATCGAGCGAATTCTCGCGCTAACCGTCACCGTCGCGATCATTGGCGGTTGTTTGATTGTTGCAGTGCTGTTCATTCTGCTTCGTTTGGGAGCCCTTGAACAGCACGTGACCGACACGCAACGCGATGCAAGCCGCTCAATCAAAAACAAACTCGACGATCTCGAGTTCCCGCCGCGCTAGCTGCTTGGCAACTTCTCACCAGCTTGACAACTTCTCACCGATGCAGGCGCCAACCTTCGTTTTCTCATCAATTCGTCGAGCCGTTCATTCAAACGCTTTGCCTCGACAATCGCCCCGCCATACTGATCACACTGCTGCGCTTGCTTGGGTTTCTCGCCCATGACCATCCTCACTTCGCCGCCAACAAGATTTCAATCTTTGCCCCAATAGCCCCAAGCTCGCGTTGAAGCGATACCCGCTGCTCATCACGTTCATCAATGCGCGCCGCGAGCTTGTCGATCCTTGCATCGAACGACTCCAGTTGCCGTTGGATTGCGACAACAGCCGCGTCGGGACCTTGCCCCTTCAGCCGCGCCTTCACCCGCTCGACTGCATCGATGAGGTCCTGGACTTGCGTTTTGAGCTCGCCCAAGTCCTTCACGATCGCCGAACGATCGGAACGATCCTTCGCGATCGCGGCAAGTGTGCCCCCGATGCTCGCGATCACCGTTCCAATCGCCATGAATTCAGCCACGCCCCGAGATGACCACACGTTAGGCGCGTTGCCAATTGATGAAATCCAATTGGATCGATCCAATTGGATTTCATCGAGCAACATAGATGATCGTCACCGAAACGTGCAGTCCGTACCGAACTGTTTGATCATCGCCGCGGTGAAGCTAGCAAGCGCATCAAGTGGGTGCGAACGGTCTTCCTTGCGCGTCAGATGCCTCAAGAGCGTCTTCAGCTTGGGCTGCCCATACCTGCGTTCGATTTCGTCCGTCACGAGCTTCTTCTTATCATTCCGAGTCATCGTCGCCTTGGTCTTGGGAAGACCCAACGTCGTGCGAATATCTTGCGGCCGAAGTGCCACGAACGGAATCGCCTGCTGCTTCAATGCGTAGGTGAGCATCGCCCAAAACGCGGTGACTTGGATCGCCGTCGATGCGTCACGAGGGTGTGAGATCTTTTCCGCGACGATGACGGAGGCGCCTTCCTGCGTGTACTTCGCGAGCACATTGCCCAATTGGAACATCGCCCGATTCGTCGTGTCGTCGATTGCGTCGAGAACTCGTTCGTCGATATCGGGGAGTGGCGCGATCCATAACCCCGCCTCGACAACCTCGATATCCCATGGGGAACACTGGAATCCTTGCCCGCGCCAAATACGAGCAAGGATATACCCCACGTGTGCAAGACCGGGGTCAAGCGCGAGAACGGTTGACGTTGGGCTATGTCGTGTTCTCATGGCTTGCTGTTATCTTGTTTGATCTCCTTCAACCATTCATCAGCACCATCGTGAACATAATCACGACCCGACTTCCAATGTTCATCGTCATTTGTCGTAACTGCCATCAATGCCCGATAAACGATTTCGCGAGCGGGTTCGTCCAATTTTGGAAACTTTCGATTTAACATTTCACTCACGATTCCACCTCCACCCTCGACCAACCACCCGAACCCGCAATCACCCGAATACGTCCCGGCATTGCATCAGTGCTGCTTGTATCGTGCGCAATCACGAACGCTTGCTCGAACGCATACCTCGACTTCAATAGCCTCGCTACGTGCACGCCCATCGACTTGCGATGTGCCTCGTCAAGCGCGCCAAACGGTTCGTCCACGGCAATCACACGCCACGGAACGCCGCGTTGACCATAGAGCCATGCCGCCGCCGCAACCTGCAAATGAAACCCGGCAAGATCTTCAGCCGCGCCACTGCGATCCGAAAGCGCAAAGTCAATCTTTTCGTCAACCTTGGGCCCGCGCACCGCATTGCACCTTGCGCAGTTCTTCACCCGTTTGCTCGCCGGGAAGCTAGCGCCGCACCCACTGCAATACGTCGCGAGTTCCGTCGTGCTCTCCGTTCCCCATTTCAACGATACAGACAATTCAACGCCCGATTCAGCAAGACTTTGATTCGTGCTTGCTTCAATCACGGCAAGCGCACCCGCCGCGATATCCTTTTGAGCCCCACCTTCACCACGCCCTAGAAGCCGAGCAACTGCCCCGTAGAGCGCGCTTTCCTTTGCCACCTGCTCTGCTGCGTGTTTTGCCCCTTCAAGCTGTTTAATAGCCGCCTGATGCTGAACAAGTGCCGTCCGGGCTTGCTCGATATCCCGTGCGTATTGCCGAACGTTTGCATCGAATTCTTCAGTGGTGCCCAACAATGGCATCACTTCGGGCATTGCCCCGAGCGAATCTTCTGCCTTCTTGGCTGCATCAAACGCACGTATTGCTTCACGGAACGCGTTCGACTTTTGATTCGCCGACGATATCAACAATTCAGCATCGCGCTTGTGATCGTTCGTCGTTTCTTGTCGTTTAGCCGCTGCAATTCGCGCTCGTTCCGCCGTTTGATACTGCGCATCGGCTTCTTCCCGTCGCGAGTTAATTGCGTCCTTTGCTGGGCATTCAATCTGCGCAACGGGGCACTTTCCATTAAATCCAGAAACAAGAAAACGCCGTCGTGTGTCTGCTTCGCCCGTTGTTTTATGCCATTCAACATTTGCACGCGAGTGCTCTTCCGTTGCCCGATCAAGTGACGATTGCAATGCGAGCCGATCGATCCCCTGCATCGCCGCTTCCGCCGTCGCAAGCTCGGATGCAGCACGAGCGCTCGTCAATCGTGCTCGTTCAATTGCACTTCGACGATGATCCACATGTTCAGCCGCTTGGTTCTGCGCACGAATCACCGACGCCTGCTCTTGCGCTTCCTTCAGCTTCGCTTCCATTCCCGCGATGTGATTCGTGATCGATTGCTCAACATCGCGACCCCATTGTTCTTCAATACGCTTCGCCTCCTGTTCCCATTGCGTAAGGCGTTCGCGCTGCTTCATTTCCTGCCCCGCCGATTGATCGAGCATATCCCGCGCCCACTCTTCCGCCGCACGCAAGGGTCCAAGCGCAAGCCATCCCGAGATCAACTCTTGCCGTTTCGCGGGCTGCATTGTGACGAACTGCCCAATGCTCTTTTGCACGAAGAAGCTCGTGCTGAAGAAGTCAGCTTCGGTCAAACCCACACGTTCGATAATCTCCCGTTGCGCTTCATCGTCGAACGATTGCGATCCGTCAGGTCGCTTCAACACGAGCTTGGTCGACTTGCCACGCGCGCGCTTACGCTGAATCACGCACCCGTCCGATAACGTCAACGCAACCCCGCCCTCGCTCTCTTCGTCGCTTATCCAAGCGTCTTCCCGTGGTCGTGTGTGCCATCCGTAAAGGGCGAACGGGATGGTCCCTAGCAGGCTCGACTTGCCGAGCCAATTCGATCGGCCGGGGTTCTCTTCATGTTCAGCGGTGATCGCATAAACCGATTGATCGAGGTTCACTACATGCGGACCTTGGAATCGTTGCCAATTCATCAAGCGAATCGACGTGATGTAAATCGGTCCATTCCCACGCGGCTTGATCGTCGGTTTGGATTGCTTTGCCCCTTCCTCCAATGCACGCAATACGATCGCGCGCAGTTCGTCGGGGTTGTCGGTCTTCACCGATTGCAGCTTCGCTTCGACCACTTCCCGATGACTTCGTACGTCCTGCATTGCTTCGACCCTTTCCACCTTGCCACCCATGCCCAACACAGCAACCTCGCGCCGCACGACCTTCACACTCACCGCGCCCGCTTCTCGTATCGTTTGCTCAATTCGTGCGAGCCGTGCATCCGTTACTGATGCAGGGGGGCAAAGACGAACGATCGCCCCCGACATCCACGATTCACCAATTCCGTCACCAAGTTCCCAAATTCGACTATCTTCATCGATATCAATAAGGGGTCGCGATTCCCCGTGATCGAATTCGTGAACCGTTGAAACGAAAGAACCCTTGCCAGATTGTTCCGGCAAGGGTTCTGTTTTTGCTGCTGCTTCTTTTCGAGTGCGCATGTTCATCCCTCGAGGGACATCATGCGCATCTTCACACCTCGACAATCAACACACCCGCCGGATTCCCAACTTCACCAAACCCGAGTCGACCAAGCGCACCCGGCATTCGAACACCACGCACGACTTGCCGGCGATGGTAGTGCCCATTGGAAAGAAAGCAAAGATCACCCCACTTCGCGAGCAATGTGTCAGTCGGAAACACGACCTCACGCCCGCGGGGAAAGTCTTCCGTTTCGCTCCCATCATCCGCGCCAATCACGTTCAAGTGCCCGAACACGAGCACTTTCGTGCACCCCTGCGAAAGTGATGTTCGTTCAACGAATTGAACCGGATCGTATGCGTTCACTCGCGCAGTGAATGGGAACAGAATCACGTCATTGGTCGTGCCCATGAATCGCGGGATATGCATGGGAGTTTCCGCGACTTGGAACATGCGCGCGAACTGATTCTTATCGGAACGAAAACGGCGCAAGCCGGACCAGCCCGCAAGCGCCGCCATCGTCGTGCTACCCGACCCGTCCTCGATCACGTCGTGGTTGCCGGAGATCCACACCTGCGCAATCCCGCGGTCCGCAAGGTTTGCCGCCGTCTCGCAAGCAAGCCCGATTGAACGGTGAGATCGCGTCGTATCAGGATCGCAAAGATCACCAAGCATCACGTAGAGATCCACGTGCTCTCTATCCGCGATATCCACTGTCCAAGATACCGCCGCCCGGAGATCCTCGAACCTGTCGAAGCCCGCCGTGCGTGCGTCAAGGTGCCAATCACCGGTAACTAAGATCTTCACGTTCGTGCACCTCGCCAATACCAATCAAAGAATCGATCAATTGCCTGTTGTTGATCGATATTCAAATCGTTTCTACCAAGCGCATCTACTGCTGCGTTGTACAGAAACGAATTTATGAACTGTTCCAAGTTCACTTCTTCGCCGCCTTCCCGGCTGCTGCACGCTTACGGGGCGCCGCTGCTACCTTCGACGGGGAAGGTTCCGTCTTGGGCCCTTCCTGCACAACCACTGCCCCGTTCTGCCCAACCGCTTCGACCTGTGCGTCTTGAGGCATCTTCGCGAATCGGCATTTCGTTTCGATCTTCTGCATCAATGTAGGATTCGCCCGCAATGTTTTCAACGCGTTTGTTTCGCCCTGTCCAAGGTTCTCACCCTCAAACGGATACCACGCGCCACTGCCGATGATCCCCAAGTGCCTCGCAAGGTAAAGCACGTCCCTTGCCCGGTCAAACCCATACTGCACGCCTTCTTCGTTGCCCGATGCGAGGTGGAAAAACGCCCGCGGAAACCTTTCTTCCTTGCCCGCAACCTTCGTTTTCAAGATCTCGACGGAATGCTCAGTTGCAAATAGTCGGTGTTCGTCGTCAGCGTATCGCTTGCTTTCCGTAATGCGCGCCCGAACGCTTGCCTCGAATATGATCCCATCACCGCCGCCCAATTTATACGCTTGCGCGTATTGCGACTGGTCGGTGTTTTGATATTCGCGTGCAATGGCGATCAAGCATGTGCCTGTCTGGTCAAGCAACGCTGTCAGTTCGTCAGCCCATTGCGCATTCAATGCCGCCTTGATCTGATTCGCCCTACCGCCCGCACCGTCAATACCGTTGCGGTCGTTCTTGCCCGGCTTGGCACCATCCGAGAACTCGCGAATCAATTGATCAAGAAGCTTCGTCGGTATCGCTTTGCGAATCGAATCGAGCACGACGATCCCCGTCGTGTCTTGATCGACTTTCCCTTTCGCTTTCAAGTCGCCGATTGCATTGCAGAACTTACGCGTAAGTTCGACAATCTTCTCGTAGCTTTTTGGTTTTTCCAATCGAAACAATGGTGACTTCGTACATTCGCCCATAAGAGAATGCACCCAATCGCCACTGTTCGCCGTCGTCGTTTCAGCATCGAGAAACAATGCGGGATGACCAACCTGCACGAACGACAAGCATTGTCCGATTACAAACGCGGTTTTGCCCATATTGCTTGGGCCGTGCACAATTGAAAATCGATCTGTAGGCCAACCGCCAACACCGATTGTCGTGTCTACCCACGGAAAGATCGTCGGTACTGCCCGAACCGAACGGAGCACATCAGCCGCTTGCGAAAGTCCAATTTCGTCAAGACAGGCGCCAAGCGCCGCGGTTTTACGCGCAGCGCTTGCGTTGTTTACCATCGACGCGACTAGATCCGCGCCATTGTTGACAGTTCTCACGATTGGTTACCTCAATCAAGGAAACGTGGTGCCCGAACCGCCACGACGACGACGGGAAGCCCCTGCAACTGGCGCGGGTGCGGGTTGCGCTTTCCATTCGACGCTTTGATCGTTCTCTTCAAGAACATGCACCGTCGCGCACTTTGCGCAGATATAGGCAAGGGGATCGCCCTCTTGCCACCCGCCCGGCTTCACGAGCGGTACTTGCGCCCCGCACCCTTCCTTCACGCATGGTCGCGACATCAACACACCTTCGTCGCTGTACTCGGCGCCGCACTTCGGGCACGACGGATCGAACGTCGTCATTTGCGCACCGCAATGCTCACACGAAACGATCTCAGCTACTTCCTTCGCGACCGTTTTGAATGCAGCAATCGCACGCGAAACGTCGGCATCAGTTGCACCTTCAGGGGCCAACAAGTGCACCTCACGCCCCTTAAACTCGGGACCGGGCTTGAATGCCTTGTTTTTCCAAACGATATGATCGTCGCCAATACAGATCGCACCCGATGCAGGAAGCTTGACTTGCTGTCCCGTTGCCGCTGCTTTCGTCGTGACTTCGGGTGTGCGCTCTTCCTTGCTCTCGCCCGGTGGATGCATGAGCCCCGCCGCTTCCGCCGGTCCAAAGATTTCATCCCACGGGAGCTGCACCTTGCAATGCGCTTCCCATTCAGCGCGCAATTCGTAGCAATTACCCGGTTCAATCGCCGGTTCAATCGCAAGCAGATCGGGCAACTCCGTATCGAATATGAGTTCACGAATTGCCGCGGGAATCTCTGTCCCATTCATTGCGACAACCTTTGCTTTATTAGCGGGAACATCTTGTGTGTCGTCGTATAGCCAAACGAATGGATACGGATTTAAAGACGGGTCCCATTTCTCACGCAACGGCGATGCATTCAATCGCGGGTCATTCGCATCCGTGAACTTGTTTTGCTCGGCAACCTTTAGCTTCTCAGCAAGGATCGCGGCCTTGACCTTATCACCAAATCCTTCGCTTTCCGATGTTGTCAGTAAACCCTTGTCCGGATTCCCGTCGTCAGCAATAACGAAGAAAAACTTCATGTTCGTCCTCATATCGTGCTTATACGCGTCCTTCTCACGAACGCCCGCCTTGCGCATTGCGACTTGTTGATCACGTGTCAAATTCGCAAACTTCTTACGAAACGTGCCTGCGATACCACCCGCCATGATCTCGACAGTGCTATCAGTTCCGACCCACTCGAAAACGATCTCGGTGAATCCAAGCTCTCCCTTGTCGACCATTCGCGCAACAACATCAGTCAAGATGCATTGCGGGCACAATTCGGGCTTGTGCTCGGCTTCCCCATTATCGTGCCGCCAACGTTGCAACGCAGCACTGACGACTTGATCCTTTTTGATCTGCTTCATGATCGTCGCCTCGTGACAACCAAACATGCGCGGAACGACCTTCAGCTTGCCCTGAGACTCAATCACCGCCTGCATCGGATGCGCCCAAAATGAAAAAGGCATGCACTCAGTCGGCAACCAAATTGTGAGTTTGCCGTGCTGTTCGTCGATGTTCTTTTTCCAACTGCCAAGGAATACACCGCCCAATTTCGGCGACTTACTCGATGCACCCAAGAAACCATCCAACCCTTTATCGTGTCCCATTACCTTCACACCTTGCGTTCTTACGTTACTTGCCAATCCCCCACCGTAATCATCACGCGCCGCTACGGCACTCGCGAAGCATCGTGTCGATTTCGCGACGGCGCATCTTCCAAATCTCGACAAGATTCTCAAGATCACCAGCGCTCGCCTTAGCTTCCGCTTTCATTCGCGTTTGACGCCGGTACTCATCGGGGAACAGCGATGCCATCCGCGCCGTGACATCCCCGTCCGTGATCTGCTTACCGCCGTTCTTTTCCTTTTCAGCCTTCAATTGGTTCGAAGCTTGTGTGCGCATATCGCCGCTCATTGCATCGCAATCAGCCTCGAACACCGCGAGCGTCACTTTTGCATGCGCGTGCAGGCGAGACGCGTCCCGGTGCAGTCTTGCCGCCTCGTCGAGTGCTTCGCTCAATTCAAGATAACCCATATCCCGAATTGGCTTATTGAAACGAAGCTTCTCGTTCAATTCGTCGTAAACCTTCTCAGGATCGAAATTGAACGTGGTTTTGATAATGCGCGCATACGCGGGATACAGCTCGGGCGAATTGTGCTTGCGAGGCGCGGAAAGTGCATCGTCAAGCCCGCTCGGGTTCATCGCGGGCGCTGATGCTGCTTTGGGCATGATAATCGTCGGCGCATCCACTTTCGCAACTTCCGCGGCAATGCGACGTCCCATCTCACGCGCATCGTCACCCACCAACGTTTCGGTACTTTTACCACTCGCGACTGCATCGACCTTGGGATACTTCGATTCAGCCGTATCAACGACCGATTCACCTGGCCGTGCAATCTCGCGTTCCGTCATCGTATTGTGCGACTGGGGAACGAACTGTCCCTTGATTTGATAAACCTCAACCCCGCTCTTGTCGCTCACCCATCCACCCGGATCGGGCAATGCCGACGTCGTAGGGGCTGCTGAACGCGATAAAGATCCCCCGCCAAGGAAATCATCAATTGACGCTTGGGGCGTGCGTGCTACCCCCGCCGCACCCCGCCGTCTCGACCTCGCACTACTCGCAACCGGAAACCCATCGTCCGCCATGATGCAGGACCTCCTAGGTGGATCATGCATCACGAAATCCAATTGGATCGATCCAATTGGATTTGGCTAGGACATTACCCGTCAGAACAAGTCACCTTGCCCCGACCTATTCGAACCCGTGCTCGCTTTCGACGATGGTTTGCGCACGACCCGCTTTGCCACGCCTCCCACGGGTACCGCAAGCGTTCCCGCGCCGAACAGGTTCACGCCCCCCGCGACTTCCTTCGCCGGCCGAACCCGTGCAAAACGAGTCCAATCTTGCGACTTGAATGCGCACGCGAGCACTCGTTCTGTCGCGGGATAAACAAGCTTCTCCCACGCGTGATACCGATCGAACTCGCCTGTCCAGTCTTCCGCCGGCGCATACGAAACAGGGTCCGTCTTGGAATCCTTCACGAAATACTCGACGCGAATCCCCTGCCCAACGTCTTGCCCTCGCTTCTTCAGTTCTTTCGCGACAACCACGTGTGCAGGCAGGGCGCTATCCGTCCCGTCTTTCTTCGACTTCGCTTGATACTCGCGCAAAGACTTCGACAAGCCCTTCGATTGCACAATATCGGCAAGCTCAACCTGCCCTTCAAGCAAGAGCATCCGGTAACGCATCACGATTTCTTCGTACTTCGCAGGGGTCAACTCACCCGCCATGATCGAATCAATCACGTCACTTTGCAAATGGCGAGCAAGCCGCGTAACGTCGCCCCGCTTAAACTCCAGCCCCTTGATTTCGGGCTTGCTTGTCGCATCCGCGCGCTTGCCCTTGTATTGCGAATAAGCGCCCGCGTACCGCTTTTTACCCATTAACAAGAGCAGACGAAACGATTTTTCAAACTCCAGCTTGATTCGGTTACGCGAGCAACCCTGCCCTTTCAACAAACGTGGATACAGCTCATTGTTCGCATACTCGACAAACAATCGAAACTCTGCTTCTGTCACGCCCATTGAAAAGATGCTATCAGTGTCGCCGTAAACCGTTTTGATGCCCCGCGCTTCACCTGCTTTGCTTGTCTCCTGAATGAGCCAAACACCTGCTTGCGTCACGCTTTCGGCAAGTCGCTTATCAAAGAAGCGCGACCATACCGAACCCATCACACCGTAGAAGCTATTCGCGACAATCTTGAACGCGGCACTCCGACGATTCGCGTCGTGCCATGCAGGCGAGCCTGGTGGATGCTTCTTCTTTTCGTCGTTCCAATGCGCACGCAACCGAATGATTTCACTCACCGCCGCGGGAAGAATCCCTTGCGGCTCATTCACGAATGCAATGTCGGTGCCCGGCGCTGCGCAATGCCCTTCGGGGATTGGATAACGTTCCAATGGTAAATGCATTCGATATGTCGGGCGCGTAAGCCATGTTTCCGACAATTGAATTTCTGGGCGCATCGTGTCGAGCGACATATTCCACGTGATAATGATCGTGGGATACATCCCCGCGAAGTCGGCAACGTGCACGTCATGCAAGATCCCCGTCTTCGTTGGCTCTTGTACCCACGCGCCGCGGAACTTCTCGCGCTCGCCCTTCTCGTTTACTTCGGGCGGGTACCACGTGGGGAATCGATAATCCCGTTCGACGCCTGTACGCAGCAAAAACCCCTCGACGAATTGAATGGGGTCCGCACCGCGTGTATCGGGAAACGTGTGCGTTACTTCCGCGACTGCATAAAGCAGGTCGAGGTATCCAGTTTTGCATTCAATCTTGTATTGTTTCAACGTGTCATCGACACAATACTCGATAAGGCATTTACGCTTTTCGCCGCCCACTGCCCACATTGCATAGGTGCGTTCCCCGCCCACTTTACCAAGCTCGACAAGCTTCTTTTCGTCCACGCCTAGTTTCGATGCAGCTACCGCGGCAAGCGACATACTCTGCTTTTCTTCGCCGCTCTCTGCACTCGCCTTGTCGAACCGTTCAAACACAAGCATTTGATCGGTCCAAAGCCATCGGCGAAGTTCAACCGCAAGTCCCGCCGCTTGCAATCGATGTCCAATGACTTTAAAATCAAAACGATCGCCGTTCCACGCAACAACTTGATCGTAATCGGCAAGCGCAGCAAAGAGCGACTTCAATAGCTCGCGTTCAGCTTCAATCGTTTCAGCCGCGAGCACGCCCGTTTGCATCACCTGCTTGCCTGTTACGGGGTCAACATCGTGCGAAATGACCGACCAACACAAGATCCGCATCTTGTGCAACTCGGAAAAACTCACCCGATCGTCCGTCTCCAAATCAAGATACGCACGTTTCGGCTTTTGAATATCGATCGGGTTATCCGTGACAAACCGGCGCACGGGATCAACGTCAGCTTCAAACACGTCAATGCCGTGACTTGCGAAAAACCCGCCCTTCTCGGCTGCTTGAATTGATTTGTCGCGGGTTGTCCACGATATGCGGATGAACTCGCCTTCAGGACGCCAACCAAGCACGAACCGACTTTGCTCAATTACCGCACGCAAAGTCGGATGCTTGTCAAATTCTGTTTTGCGAATAAAGGACGTGTGTTCGGCGGGGACTAACTCACGAACCAATTCGCCGCGCTCGTCACGGGACAGAAGCACAATGTGTTGCCCTGCCCAAAATGCATTGGTGTACGCGCGCCGTTCATTAGCGCGCCGTGACGAGCGTGTTTGCATGACTCATTCCTCTTCGTTATCAGGGTCCGGTTCGTCGTGTTCATGCGACACGAGATCCGAATTGGATACAACGGTGAGTGACCCCTTCAGCGTCCCGTCTTGCCCCTTGAAAACAAGGAGTCGAAGTTCGACGCCATTTGCGCACGTAATGTACGCATACGGGTCGTCTTTAAGATCCGTCGCGGGAACATCCGGTTTTCCTTCAGAATGATTACGCGCCAACATCTTGAAATCGATCGCAGTCGGAAGCATGCACGTGTGGATCGTTATGCGTTCCGGTGTACGGGGCGGGGGAGGCGCAGGCGTATCGTTTGCCGGGGCGGAAGTGCCTACAGAACCGAGTTTGTTCGTCCCCTTGGACGTCGACTTGGTTCCGCCGGGAAGACGCGTGTGTGAAGCCTTGGAGCCCTTGTCGCCTCGTTCGGGGTTGCGCGCTTCGGTTAAAGGATTTTGTGTAATGCGCGACTTCACCTGACGAACCGTAAGTTTTTCAAGTTCACCAGACTCAAGCATCTTGCGCCGTTCTGAATCTTCGATGCGCAATGAAAGAATCAGTTTGGTCGGATCAATCGTCGCTGCCTGCTCACGAGTGAAGAATTTTGGCAGGTCAATCAACTGATAAGCGTAGTCTTCACTGTAACCATGTTCCGCGTTGACCCATTGCGCCCACGAACTATACTTCGATGTCCCATCCGGGTTTCGGCGTTGCATCCACGCCTTATTGCTGAACACACGAAACATTTCAGCAGCCGCGTCGTAAACACCAAGCTTGGCACGCTTGAAACCATCCCGAATAATCTCGTTCGAGATATCAAGATCCTCGGCTGTTAATGGTGCATTTGGTGCATCCACAACCGCTGTGTTCGCCGTATCAAGCGCGAGAGCTGATTGCGCAGTTTTCTTCGCCGCTCGTTTGCTTTTCCCCACGGGAACCAATGCTTGACCTGCGACGGGGGACGGCACTGTTACGTGCTTGTTTTTTTCCTTTTCCTTTGCTGCAAATTCAGCAGCAAATCTTTCATCAACTGCACGTTTCTCCTCAGCAAGTTTCTCGTCAGCAGCTTGTTTCTTTTCAATGAGACGTTTCAACTCGTCAATCACGAGTTGTTCGGGATCGGCTGCATTCGACCGTTGCGATGCGACCGTTTGATCCGCATCGCCATCACCGCAAAACGGGCAACAATTCAGATCAACGTGACTCGATCCGCGACAACCCGGTTTGTCTTTTGAGGGCGTACAATTCGCCAACTTGGATTTGTCCGGGAAAAGCTGCATTGCCTCGTGAAGTCGAAGCAATCGCAAGGGCACAATCCCTTTCGTGGGCAATCCCAACTTCACGAGATACCCATCGAGTACCTCTTCATTCACTGCTGCAATGTCGATTTTCGTATTCGGATCGATTTCGTTCTTCTTCATGATCGTGACCCTCTCCAACCCTACGCCGATGCATTCATGGCACGAGCAAGCGCCCGGCCGTCCTTCACTGCCCGCTTTACCACCTTGCGAGCCTCGACAATCGTCGAAGCGTGGCATGCACTCCCAAGTCCCGCCGACGCGTCGATACGCTTTGCCGCCTGCTCTTCATCGCCTTCAGCGACGTACACAGCCCACGCGGTGGCCTTCTCAAAAGGCAGCTTGTCATACGCCGCCAAAACGATTTCCTTATTGGCCTGCTCTTGTGCCGCGGATGAATCAATGGTTTGACCAAAACGGTCAAACTCGTCACCTTCGTAATCATCATCACGAAAGAATGCCATGCATATCGGGAACCTCGACATTGCATGCCCACTGCGACGATGCGCGCCCCGTTGTTCGTGCAGCCAACGTTTGCCGTGCACGTGCATTCGCCAATTGAAATGCACGCTAATTGATATCAATGCACCTTTTTTATTGCGCGTACCAGGAACCCAACCGAGATCCCACCGGTGCATCAATACCCCAACGCGCATTTCTTGGCAAAGATCATCCGACGACACGCCCGGCGGAAGCACCCACCGCGAATACAGCGCATCCGCCATTCGTTGAATGTCCTTTTCCGCAAGCTGAAAGAATCGCGCAAGGTTGATCCTTCCCTCACGCAAGTCCATCAACGCATCGTTCAAACCCTGACGACCCGCTCTAGCCATAAGACGATCCCTTCGTTACTCGATGAAATCCAATTGGATCGATCCAATTGGATTTGCATTTGGAAAGCAGCCTAACGCTCACCATCGTCAGACCACACCACATACAAACCCTTCAGCCCCAACACAACACGACCGGGGAAATGCTTCGCGAGCAATGCCCGCCATGCATTCGAAGCTTCGCGCGTTCGATCAAATGTATTGCGCCCCGTTTTGCCCGATGCGTCGCGCACCCATTGTCGACCCGGCACGCACCTGAGATCCCGCAACACCGCGTCGAATACATGCGTTTCTAGCTTTGGGAACTCCACCCATACCCGCACAGGTCCAGCCTGTTCCGTAGGTTCAGTAAGCCCCGTGCGAATCTCGACAAGCGATTGCAGGCGTTCCTCGACACGCCGAACGAGGTCGTGGAAGCCAAGCGCCCGAAGTCGCGGCAATCGATCAACCGCCCGCGCATCACGTCCCAACGCAGCCAACTCGTAGACCAATTGATTGACCTCAGCACGTTCAGCTTCGGGCATGCTCTCACGCCCATAACCCGTCTTATCTGCGCAGATAGGACCAATACCGCTCTTTACTGATACAGCGTCAAGCAACGCCCGCCCGCACACGCAACACGTCGTCGCGACCATCTGAACCGCCGGTGCTGACTCGTAAGTGCTCATTGGCTTGCCTGTTCGACAGAACTAGAATGCGCACGTGGGCGTTTGACATAGTAAGCCTTCGACCAAGCTCGGAATTTCATTTTGCAGCGTTCACAACAGCGGAATCCAGGGCTAGGTGTTTTCCCGCAACGACACAACCCATTCGCGACGTATTTAGCCTCGCGTTCACGTCTACGCTGTTTACGAGATTCAATACGATTTTGATGGTGATCAACTTGAACACCATCCAATACTTCCCGCGTAATTCGTCGTTTTAGGTCATGCTTCCTCATACTCTCAATACACGATATGCACCGGTTACTTTCACCATGCCTTGCTCTTCCACATCGGCACAACCCGATCAATTTGCAGTTTTCAGCTCTTTCCTTGTATTTAATGCACGTATCACATTTCATAATAGACAACCGCGCATAAGGAATCGGGCGTCTTGCCTTGCAATTGCATTGCAACACAGCCACACGTTCACGCCCATTCGGCTCACCATAAAGAGCGGTAAGCGTCTGACGCAATTCGTACATCGAACACATACCCGCAATTCGATAAATCACGGGTAAATGATTACCTGGCACCTTCAACTTGTAGATGGTCTCGCATTTACCGATCCCGAGCCGCATCAACACCTCTTTAGGAAAGTGCTGCGCAATCGTCGATAACGACCAGGCATACGCAAGCGACACGCCATTCTTTTTTGCAGCTTCCTCCAACTCGACACCTTCGGATCGCATCTTCAAAATGCCAATACCTGTAAGGTAATTGGCAAGCGCCTTCTCCGAATCAATCGTCCGTAATGAGCGTCGCATGATCCCTCGACTTTCTTGGCCGTCGCACAACCACAACGGTAGAGTAAGCCTAGGGCATGGTGTCTTATCTGTCGAGGATTATTTGTGCACGACCCAAACAAAAACGAAAACCCGGTGAGAACATGTCCCACCGGGTTTGTCGATTTGGATTCGTCGCCCTGGTTACTTGGTTAGCTTGTCGTTGTCGTCGTCGCCTGCCCCGAACTTGCGATGTGCGCTTCAAGCTTCTTCTTCGCTTCACCAATCACGTCGAACCCGTGATCAAGCAGCGTCGTCGCCCAGCGACTCACCGTGCGGTAATTCGCCCCAAACTCGGGATCTCGCGAGAACGCTGCTTTGTTCGTCTTTACAACAACTGCACGGTTCTCTGCTGCTGCTGTTTTGATCTCGTATTCGACAAGTTTCTGAACGAAGATTTCGGCCGCTTCCGCGAACTTGTCCTCGTTCATCAAATGTCCCAATCTCGTATAATGAAATGACATGACGACGAATCCTCAACTGGCATCATGCCACGGTCATCACGCACTAGCAAGATGCGCGAGATAATTTGCGACCATCCACGCGTCAACGAACAAGGCTTCCGCCCCTTGCGCCTGCATATCGGCGAAGATCTCTTCAGCCGCCATCCCCTGGTACGCCATCGCCATCGCCTGAATCTGCTGGTCCATCGCAAAGCTCCTTCTGTGTTTGTTCAATCCACGACTTGGATTGCGTCTTTCGGTCCGCGAGTAGTCGCCGCTGCTCTTGAACGTACCCCTTCAGGCCGTGCTTGTCGATAAGGTCAACCACGTCCTCACGACGTTTGCCAAGCAATGCACTCGCACGACGAACATTGCCGCCCGTTTCGGCAAGTAAACCCTTCAGCAATTCGATTGCGGCTGCAAGCCCATATTGATTGAGCGTTTGTCCCCAACGCGAACTAGGGTTTTTCCTAGATACAGGATTCTTACTCTTCACGATATCGCCCCCATGATGATCTTGCGCAATTCGTCGTTTCCGCGTTCGGTCGCAAGTCGTGCGGGGTCAAACCTTCCGCCCTTTGCATCTATCGGCAATTCAATCGGAATCACCTGCGAATGACGGGACAACGTCTCAACCGCCGCTTGGAACGCCGCCCCCGCTGCATCAGGGTCCGTCGCGGTAATGATCCTTTTGAACGTCGAGATCTTGTTCGCATGCGAGGGGAGGAAGTTTGATCCATTCGGCGCACCGAACGGGATCCCCGTCGCACGTTCAATCGCAAGCCCATCGAACGCGCCTTCAACAACGACAACAACATCTCGAGCATCACCCGGCGGGGGCCAGTGCTCCTCACCGAACACCGCACCCCTTGACGCCCCTTCCTTCTCACTTGGCTCAAGATATCGCTTCTCGTGTGGCACATACGCCCGCGCCGTGTACCCAAGGAGCTTGCCCGATGCTTCACGCCACGGAAACACAATACGCTTCGCGAGCTTCCCATCACGAGCAAACCCGATACCCCACTTGTCGACTTGTTCAGCCGTGACTTTTCGTTGCTCGAGGTATTGCGACGCGGGTTTGGGCCAATCAAACAGGGGCGCAAACTCAACCCCTTGGGGGATTTGAAACCCAAACACATGCCTTGAAAGATCGGGGCCCGTCGAATCGAAGTCAATACCCAGCACAACGCGTTCGTGCGTGCTTCCCGACTTGATCCATTCCCATGCGGCTTTTGAGTCCAGGTTGAGCACGTGCATCACGAGCGATATCGGTCCGCCGCCGGTGTGGCACTTCCCAAGGCATCGCCATCGCCCGTGCTTGATCGGATCATCAGCGTCGTCGCGAATCTGCCAGGACGGTGTGCGCTCTTCATGCAATGGGCAACAAGCCCAAAGCTCGCGCCCCTTTGGTTTCGTTTTGATTCCCAACCGTTCGAGTAGGTTGAGAATGTTAATGATTCGCATTTTATGACCTACGCCCGCCGCGTCGATTTGATTGCCGGTTCATCTCAACCGGCTTGTCGAGGAACGCGTCAAACCCTTCCTTGGTGCCCCCACGAACGGCAAAGTTCGCGCTTCTTCCATTCAACATGCAGCCCGTATCAGGATTGAAATCGAGATCCACTGCGAGCGGCCAAACCCCATATCGTTGTTTGAGCAGAATCAATCGAATGACATCGCTCGGGACTGCCTTGAACAGGCTTTCCCGGTGAACGCCGATGATCGTATCTGGCATCTCAACCCACGCGCCCGAACCCTTCAACCCCTCGCGTGTGGGTTGCTTGTCCTCGCGCTGCTCAAGGTCTTTCAATCGCTGCTGATGAATAAGGATCTGATGAACCTTCGTTTCTTCTGCAATCGATTGTTGCCGGTAAAGCGCTGCTTCTTCTTCATCCGGATCAAATTGACGAAGTGCACGACGCCATAGGTCAAAGATCGCAACCTCGCATCGACTCGCGATGATATACTCGGCGATCGTATCGAGCGTGCGATCGTTGATTACCCGCTCGCCCTGCTTGCGCCCAAACGGCACGTCGAAGAACTTCACATACGCGCCAATGCGATCCATTTCTTGCTCGATTGCAACGTCCTCATCATCGGTCATGTGGCCCGTCATCAATCGACTTTTCGATATGCCGAGTGAATGCGCCGCCATCATTTCGAGCGTCATGCCCGAACCCTGTTCCCACGCGCCGTAAAGCACACGACGCCCTGCATTGACTTGGGCAAGGGCAATGTTCGCCGTCACTGTCGTTTTGCCCGAACCTGAGACGCCCGTGACAACCGTTGTTTTCGTCGGTGCACAACCGGGGATCACCCGCCACGTATTCGATATGTCGGTGCCGTCGTCGAGCTTTTCGTCCTTCCCGTACACGTCAAACCCATCAATCCCGAACGGGTACACAGCCGCGCCCCCACGACGCGCACGAATCGCCGCCATCTGCTCACGAACGAGCACTTGCGAATCACGCAAGTACCGATGCGTCCCCGAGCTTTTCAACGTGGCGGCTTGTTGATCCACCGCGCGCTTGATCGTTTCGATATCCGCGTTTGGATCCTTCACCAATTCAAGCGTCGAAGTAAGTGGACCTTTAATGAATTCAACGCGGGTCCGATACCATTTCAACGATTCAATATGAAAGTCGAGATTCGGGGGCACGACCGGGCGTTGCGTGATAATCGAATCAAGGTAGCTCGTATCAACCCGCCCATTACTGATTTGTTGCACCGTCAATGGGTCATACGCAAGCCCCTTACGTTCAAGCTCGGCAATCACAGACCAGATCTCAGAATGCCCTTTCGCGTAAAACGAATCGCTTGGTAATGCCTTCACGAGGCGCGCACGTGCATCATGGTCAACCAATGCCGCGCCGATGATGACGATCTCGCCCACTGGTTCGGGCATGGGGATCTTGATCGTCTCGCCCTTGAGTGATGGCTTGCTTGCTGCTGCCTTCCCCTTCGAATCCAATTGGATCGATCCAATTGGATTTCCGGACGTAGCTTGCAAGTTCGGGGGTGAATACGACCCAAGGAACGCATCAGTCGACGACACGACGGATGTTGACGCATCCACTTTGCCCGCTGCTGTTCGTGCTCTCATCGCTTCCCCTTGGGCGTTGCTGCCTCAATTGCACGTGCCAATTCAACGCGGTAATCCGTGAGCAATGTCTTGTTTTTGAATTGATATCGCCAACCGATGCGGAACCCGTCATCACCCGGATTCGCCTTGCGCATATCTTCCCGCCGGCGCTCCTTCTTCCACACCCAACGAACGAACTCGATAAGAGCGCGCATGTCCCCCGCGAACTCGTTTTCGAGCATGTACTTTGCCGCGCCTACAGCCGTCTTCCAAGCGTCTTTCAATTCCTCGGGCGGTACGCCATAGACTTGCTCATGCAAGAGCGCATAAAGGCCAACCAAGTGCCGCGGTTCGGCATCGCCCCACGTGCCCGACTTGGCGAACACGTCGGCTTGCGTGCGCGCCTGCTCATACCCACTGACCGAACGAGGCGTGTACTTCGCTTTCTTTTTGGGCGGTTTCGATATCGCCTTTTGATTCACCTGCTCAACCCACGCGCCAAGGCCCTGCTTTGCAAGCACGTGATTCGGCAATGGTGGAAGCGGTTTCATCGTTCTCATGATTCGGCCTTCTCGCGCTTCAAGTATTCTTTCGCGTCAATCCATTGGTCATCATCACGCACAAGCACACGTGACGCCCAACGTTTGAAGTTTTCCACTGGCGCGAGTCCGAAGATCAATTCGTCGTACAGCACGTAGATCGCCGAATCTGCTTTATCGGTAGCAGTGCGACAGAACCGACCCTTCAGTTGCTTCAGGAAAAACTTGTTCAAGTGCACCGGCGTGACGGCAACACCCCTTGACAATGCCTTCAAATCAATGCCGGTACCCATCTTCTTGTAGGTACCAACGCCGATCTGAACGGAACCCTGCATCATTCCTGCGATACCTCGCACGTACGCGTCTTTGTCTTCGCCGATAAGCAATCCAACGCGCGGGTTTGACGCGGCAATATCGGCAAGCAGTCGACGACAATGCACGGTGTGATGCGCCATCACAAGCACTTGGTGCCCTTCCCGCGCTGCCCATAACGCGATTTGGGTAGCGATTGCGTTCCGTTCGTTGTCTTCGCCCATTTCGTTAATAAGCCGAAGCATTTCCATTCCGCGTGCTTGCGGGTGAAGATCGGTCCACCATTGCCGCTCGAAACCTGTGGGCACAAGGCGAACTTCGACGTCCAGAATGTACCCTTCATCAACAAGCTTCTTTTCCTTCACTTCCGCGAAGACAGGCCCAAGCGTATCGTAGAGCAGGAATTCCTTCCCATCTTTACGGTGTTCGTCCGCGGTGAATCCAACCCGGTACCGCGAAGGCAATTGATCAACCACTTCAAGAAACGTATCAGCCGCGAATAGATGCGCCTCGTCACACGCGACGAACCCAAAAAACCCTCTAACCTTATCGATTCGGCGAGCAAGCGTTTGCTGCATCCCGATTGTAATCGGCTTCGGGTCAAACTTCCCATCGCCAATGATTCCGATATCATTGATATTCGTCGATTGCCGCACCCGACGAATCCATTGATCAAGCAATGCGTGCCCATGCACGATCACGAGTGATGGCAGATTCGCTTCGCACATAAGCCCGATGATTGCTTCGGTCTTTCCCGAGCCTGTAGGGCTACGCGCGATGCCTTCCTCAACCTGCATGCCCGTCTCAACCATGCGTTGCTGAAAGTCCCATAGCTCGCCCGTGTAGCGCGCGTTCGGCCAGGGAAGCGTGCCGTCCGTGCGTTGATCAATCGTGTCGACCAAGTAATCGCGATCCTCAAGCATGAACGTCAATCGTTCGCGCCCGCCACGGGGGAACGTGAGTTCGTCGCCATTCAATGCCCACGTCGAAATCGTCGCGGGTTGTGCGGCTGCGCTTTTCGCAAGGGCGAACTTCAGGAACGGTTTGGCGCGATTGTACTTCGCGCCTTCCGTCTGCTTTTCGAGCTTGGCCTTTTGGGGGTTGCGGTGGGTGAATTCGCGTTGCAGGTGGGTAAGCGTCTCGGAATCGAGATCGCTCGCACGCATACGCAATCTGTTGTCGATCGTAATGGATATCCGCTTCACGTACGGATCATGCAACTGAATTATCGACAAGCATTCGCAAAGTGTTTCGATGTTCTTTCAATCGATTGTATCGCTCATGCGGATCGTCAGGAATAGGATGCGCTTTAATGAATGCACCATGCTTATCGTTACCAGATGCACCTAATAAAACATCCCATTCATTAAGAAGTCTGCCAATTGAAGGGTATGGGTACCCATGGCTTGACCAACCCGTCTCTTGCTTGTTCATGAGCCAAAACGAGTTCGGCTTCACGCTCGGTGGAATACCATTCTTGTCCAATCGAATGACAGTCGCTTGCATGATTTTGCGCTTCATGACTTCACCTCATAAAGGAACAAACTTCGGCATTCGCTTTCGTTTATCATTACTTTGCAAACGCAAATTCGCGAATGCATCGCGAAGCACTTGCCATTCACTGGTCACGTATTTCTCGAACAGCTTCACCGCGGCACGTTGCGCGTTCGCTTCCGTCTTGTACATTGAGAACGTCATCGTGCAAACGATGGTACTGCGAAAAACGGCCGCGTAAAACTTCCCATTGTCGCCGCACGCAACGCGCAACGTGAACGGGTCAATGTTCAGTTCAGAAAACGAACCGGATTCGTCAGCTTTCCAATTCATGGTTTCACCATCGCACTTCGCAATTGTTCATTGGCAACAGGTGTGGCATCTTCGACGATCTGCACAAGTTCGGGCGTGGGTGCTGCCCTAACGAACAGCTCGTCAGGAATCGAAAAGTCATACGTTGGCGCGGGTTCTGCTTTTGACGTCGCTACTTTCGCCACTGCAACCACGTCCAAGGCAGTCGCAACCGGCGGAGGATCATCGCCCCAAACATGCATTGCGCCGCTGCCACCCGTAATGCGTGCCCAGATGCACGGGAAGTCTCTATTGATCGCGGTGATCATATCGTTTGCCGATAGCCGACCATCGATCCAAAACATCGAATAGCTCCCGCCGCGAACATCGCCGGTGTAATCCCAGCACGCGAAAACTGTATGGCTCGCCGTGTACGTTATTTGCGCAGTGCCAGCTCCTTGACCTTCACCACGGGATTGCCCACATGGTTTGTCTTCAGGACGCAATTGAACGTATGGAAGGAACTGCCGATGATCCCATTGACGATAATACTCGCGATCTTTATCAGTGCACCATGGATATCCTTCACCCCAAAGCTCACGAGGCACCTTGACGCTTTCCCACGTTGGGATCCCATTGACTTCATGGCTGTACTCGAAATGCCCGCCGTGCACGTAATGCGGCAACGATGCGTCGCCGTGGAATGATACGCGATTCATGATTTCACCTGCCCAATCATGAGCGCATGAGTCAAATCACGTGATTGTCTTGTCACCTGCACGGGTACACGTTCCCGATACCACGCGCGCCAAACTCCATACACTTCGACGCTCGCCCATCGAATCACCGACACGATAAACCCCACAATGATCGCTCGCGTGAATCCCTGCCCCGAACCCGCGACTGACAACGCAAGTCCGACCACGGGTTGTGCCGCAGTCATGAGCTGCTGATTCTTCGCCGCGCGTTCAATATCCCGCGAGCACGCAAGCTCGACTTCAGGGATGCCCATTGCTTTCGCGCGTTCGGCCTTCCTTGCCGCTCCTGACCGTACCGCTCGTGCAAGTTCGGTTGCGTAAAGCGAACGCGGCAAATCGATTGCCATTAGAAGCATCGTGGTACGTGACGGGGACGCGAGCACACCCGCGACCAAGCAGGCCAGTTCAAGCAGCAGGATCACGACCCGCTCGTACTCCCACGTTTCGCGTGCACCCTTGCGCTGAAGGAATGTAATCACTCGATTGTTTTTCATATCAATTCGCCTTTATCGTTCAAGACGGCAAAACAGCCGTGAGTCCATGCCAATGGTGGGTCAATCGGTTGTCTTAACTCATTCATAAAAAACAATGGACCTTCATCTGAATTCCAATACATCGGCCCATGTTTACGAGTTGTTGTCGTATGTACATGTGCTGGCATATCGCCAACTGGGGGATGACCGCTTGAATTTTCATAAATACAAATAATCCCACTTGCATGAATATCGCGACAAAATACATTTACACCACATGAACGGGCACTAACTACGCGCCCATTGATTGAAATAGATTTCATCGTCCAAACCTTTCCAATTCTTGACGAACCCTGCGTGCTTCCGAGCGGCAAGTCATCGCTTCCCGCTCGAGCTTCATGTCACCGCGACGCATCGCCGCGCATTGTTCGAACTCGTTTGCTTCCCGCTCGTAGTCGTCGACGATACTCGTGAGTTCCTGTGCCGCCCGTGTCATTGCGAAACCTCGGCACAATCAAACATCATCCCAAACTGAGACTCGAAAACCCAACCACTTGCAGTTGCCACTGTGTGAAATGCACCAATCAAGTCGAGGATATCGGCGGTGCTCTTGATACGCACGCCCCAACCCCCGCCCATGGGAGCCGAATCGAGCGCCTCGTGAATCGCTTCGGGTGAAGTGTTCGACACGGGAATCGTGCGCGAAAGCTCCCCATTGAAAAGCACTTCAAGTTCAATGGGAGGCGCGCAATCCGCGCCAAGGCCCAAACACAACAGATGATTCCTGCAACACATGCTCATGATCTCCTACCCTTCAACGCACCAAACCCCGACGCCATCGTCGGGGTTCATCAGGAATGCGTGGATCTCATTGTGGGTAAAACTGTTCAACCGATTCGATGCGCGAGCCGTCCACGACCTTCGTCGTCAAATCGCCTGGAAGTTCAAAGCGCACGCCGTATGACCAGCGACGCTTCGAATGGTAGAGCTGGTTCAGCGTGACGACTCGATCGTTCGTGGACGCGCCAAGCTTGTTCGCGGTGGCCTGTGCGTATTCACGAGCTTGATCTAGGGTCTTGCCGTTTGCGTCCGTCGTGTTCATGCGCGTCTTGCTCCCTTGTCTCGGCACCCATCACGCCGTCGACAACCCATATATAGGGCATGTTGTCTAGGTAGTCAAGACGATCTTGATCTTTTTATTTTCGGTACGTTCAACAACCAAAATGCAAATCCAATTGGATCGATCCAATTGGATTTCATCGGGTAACATAGCAAAACACGTCCCGGCGATGGTCCAAACTCGTCACGTGTGGACGTCTCAGGTCGCCCACACCTCATTCGATCGCCCCTCGCGCACGTCACGCGTACACGCGCATGCGCACACACGCACGCGTAAGATCCAGACCTTCCCCTCCCGCCGCCCTCTAGGGTGACGTGACATAGGCAAGGTGTCAAGGTACTATTTTGTATGGGATCGAAATACTTAGATCTTACGCAATATATCGCTATATTTCGTAATCATACTTGATCATTGTCTCAGGAGCACTCCTAGCGGAGTGCTCCGTTGCGTTGCACGCAACGACGTCGCGACGTGATGTTGTTGGACCAAGTGCGAGTGGTGAACGCGCTGTACTTGAACCCATCGCCACGACGGCAAGCGAACGCGCAGCCGTCTCCCAAACGGCAACAACAAAACCCCCTACCCCCTCACGCCGCACGACCCGCTAGCCCAAACGCGTAACACTCGCCCGGTCGTGAACGTATTTCGTTCGCAATAGAACCGGGCAAGGTGCGTCGTTGGTTGGTTCGGTCGTGTCTTTGGTGGTTCGGGAATGTCGACGCGTTCCAGGGGCCGTCTTGTGACAATGTTCTAGGCACTTAACGCACTGAGCCCGGCGCTATCGTCGGGGTTCATCAAAGATGCGATTGGCTCATCACATCCAAGCAACGCAACCATCAGAGAACACGTCAGCGATCTTGCACAACTGCGTACGCTTGTGGCTGCCTTCTGCGATGATCGTACACACAATACCGGGCTTGGCTTGCTTCATCGCGTCGGAAACCTGAATCACCGACGACACAACAAGCTCAACCACTTCACATCGAACCTTTGCGGTTACCACGTCCCCGATGTTCATCTTCGTCCAGCTCCCTTGTTGCAGCACTCATCGCGCCGTCGACAACCCATATATAGGGCATGATGCCTAGGGTGTCAAGTGATGTTGTTTGTTTTCTTTTCGTACTACTGCCGACAAAATCCAATTGGATCGATCCAATTGGATTTTGTGTGCCATGAACCCAAACGAAGGAGCTTCCCCCCGATGACTCAAGAGCAAACACCCAACGACGACGCCAATGAACTCGACGAATTCTTCGATGCGTGGGCACGATCCATGATCTCGGATGCGTACAGCCACATCATCGCAAAACGGGATGGTGACGGTACTGACGACTATGACTTGATCCACGACTTTAAGCAGGAGCTTTCCGACGCGTGGCATCAACGCGCGGAGGATGGTGCGCCGCCCGAATGCATTGCGTTCATCGAGAAGCATAGTTCGATCCGCTTATTGCAAAAACAACTTGACGAAATGCGTATTGAACGCGATATGTACCGCGATTGTTTCCGCGAAGTCATCCGCGACGTTTCAGCCGAACTTGCGCACGTTGGGCATGCATCCGAAAACGGCGGCGATGGTATCGCACTCGATGTTCAGCGTATGCGCAAAGAGCTTGAACAATGCCGCGCCAATGACCGCACAACGCAGGTTCGCGAGCTGTTCACGGTTGTGCTTCCCGACCAAGAGCGTCGGGATACGCCTGGCATTCCGAGCGATGCGACCGTGCGCTTTCGATTGCGGCTCATTGCGGAAGAGTTCGTCGAGCTGCTTGATTCCGTGTTTGGAAATCAAGGCATTTATGGCGGCGGTGAAGCGGAGTGCATGGAATTGGAATCAATCCAAGATTCGATTCTTGCGATTATCAAAGATGGACGAATCAAAGTCGACTTCCCCGAATTCATCGACGCGTTGGGCGATCTCGACGTGGTTATCGAAGGGGCGCGGGTTGCATGTGGCGTCGATGGTCGACCAATTGCACGCGCGATCCACGCCGCAAACATGGCGAAGAAAGACGGGCCCAAACGCGAAAGCGATGGGAAGCGATTGAAGCCGCCGGGGTGGACGCCTGCTGATATCGTCGGTGAACTGCGCAAACAAGGATGGTTGGGCAATGAGCAATTAATTGTTCGTGATGAGAGTGCATTCGCTTATTCCGCGCATGTTCCGATTGACGAATGTCCGGTTCACGGGATCAAGCTGTTTTCGAAGGATGGCGATGTACGAATGCGCCACTGTGATAGGTGCTTAAATGGGTGAAGCGAAACGAAACAATGCTCGACTTGGGGAATGGTACGGGAAACCCATCACCGCGGGTCATCCCGACTTTCCCAAACAGAAGCCGTCATATTGCCACGCGCTTCATCCTTCCGGCATTGTATGCCAATACAATGCGTATGATTGCGCCAATGTGCACAATCATCACGAGTCAAGGTTGCCCGATGGACGTCTCGTATACTGGTATTACGATTCGCCCAAACTTAGGTACGTTTTACCAGATGGTGAACGTGAGATCATTGAATGGGTGAATGGTGAATTTGCCGCGCCGCAACTGGCAGTTCCCGAGCGTGCCGAACACAAGACAACCGACGTGCAGGAACAGGAAGGCACGCCCCAAGGAACGCCCGTTGCGAGCGAATACATCACCGGGGTTGATCCCGCGATGCCAGGTTCAGATCAAATGGAGGTGACGGTTCATCGCCCGAATCAATCGCCCGCATATCGCCGCGTGAATCGAAATGCAAGAATCGCGACAATGGCGATTCTTGGTAGTGGGGTACTTTCATGAATAGTGGTCCCATTTAACACGATCGAACTTGCGGCGATGTAGAATGTGCGTGCCTGAAAAGGCGTCGCCCCGAAGGATCTGGAAACCCTCCGAGGCGACTTGACGCAACCCCGCTCTACGAGGTCACGCCCATGTTCGATCTATCCTGGCCTAGCGAAGCTGGCCAAGAAAACGACACGTCTAAAACATCCCCCGCAAAGCGCCGTCGTTCCGACGCGTTGAAGTTATCCCCCGAAGAAACTAAGGCCGTACGCGTCGCCGTGCGTAAGTTGAAGCGCGCGTTCGGAAGCTTCGCTTGTCTCGCCGTCCAAACCGGGATCCCATCCGGGACGCTTCGACGCATCGCAAATCCCAACGGGATCCCGCCTACCGGAACGTTCGCGATCCGTTTGGCGGCCGTGGCAAAGGTGCCTGTAGAGGTCCTTCTAGGCGGGAAGGTTGTCGTCACGACGCCGATCATCGGGAGGGCAGCATGAGCCGATCCCGAGTGAGGGAACGCGCGCGGATACGTGCCGCGATCCAGACTTCCGATCCCGCGGCCCTTGCGGCCTATGCGGATCTGCTTCGTCCCGTTGTGACGAACCTTCGTTCGTTGGTCGAAGACGCTACCGCGACGCCTGATAAACGCGTGCATTCACGCGTGTTCCTACGTCGGGAGATCTTGAAGGGTTTACGCGAGATCGAAGCACGGATTGACGCGACAACTGCCCCTCTTGTCTCGCATTCGTGAGCAATTCCAATTGCTTAGAATTGCGTAGAAAATTCCACACAATGCCCCATTGACTGGCTCGCCGTGGTGTTCCATCCATTCACACGCTGAACGTTTGGGCTTGTCTGGACGTTTAGCGGTTGACAACAAAAGTAGAAGGGCGAGCCGCGCGGCTTTCGCCCCGACAGACTCGCCCGCCATCCCGTCACGGATGCGTGCGATGATGAAGGGGTAACGGTCCCGAGTCAAGGGATTCGTGTTGCGTGCGCTCGCCATGGGATCCGATCCATGGCCGACAAACCTTTGCCTCTCCACACTGTCTACACTTGGGAAGTGCGCACAGTGCCGCTAGAAAAGGCGAAAGCCACGCTCGACGAACTGACGAACGGTTCGTACGAAGTTATATCCGTTAATCCGGTACTGTTCGAGAGTACAAATTCGATACACATGGTAATAGCAGCACGCCAAAGCGATGATGTAATGCGATCGCTAAGCGTGCAAAAGAATGCTCGTGAACTCATAGCCAATAAGACAACGCTTAATGGCAAAGTGCCATTCACGGGTAGCTATTTGAGCGTGTGTGGCCACATGAAGGAAGTCCGACTGATAAAATCTGACGAGTTTACTAGATGTACCATGTGCCCCCAATGCGATTGGTATGCGGTCAAACTTGACCTATTGGGTTAATTACGGGTTTGCCCGCATTGAAACACGCATGACGGTCGATGGCGTTGGCACTGTAGCCAAGCAGTAGCCCGATTATCTCGTGCTTATGGTCCGCAGCGGCTGTGCTGTATGCAAATCGAAGCATATCGATGACCCATGGTGCACCGGCAAATCCACATTGCATGACGCCGTTATCATCCTGAACCATAAACGCGATCACGTTATCGCCAGCGTTTACCGCGTACTTGTCAAGCCGTAGCGCGACATAGTACACGGCTCCCGGATCATTACCGATAGCGCAAACCAACGCCATTGGTCGAACACCGCACGCAATCAAAAAAGCATGTTCGATCAACGTGCTTTCAGGTGGAAGTGGTAGCTCTGCGCTCAGATGCCACTTCTTGTCTATGATCGCGAGTTGTGCCGACGACGGAGGCCAGTTGTTACGCTCATGCTTCATTGTCACACGTCCCCAAAATCGATGAACATGATTGAAGCAATAGACCATGTTTATTGGCAACGTCTATTTGTTACGCATCGGGAAACAGCGAAAGCTGTCTTTCACGTGTTTTCCAGGCAAAAAGATCGAGCTGCGTCCCCCGTGGTATTTCGGGTTCGGCTACCGTCGCAACCATTGGAACGGGTACAGGGGCGATCGGCGTAGGCGCTACAGGTTTGGCTTTCCCGCCGTCCACGACCCGAAGAAAGCCGCGATTATTCGGAAGCTCGCGGTGCGTCACTTCGGGCACGCGAGACGCAAGGACCTGCTTCTCCGGTGCTTCACAAGGAGCAGCGTCAAGCAACGCCGCAAGTAACTCCCGAAGATCCCAAACATGATCCGTCACGTGCGCCGCCATCGCGGGCGTTACGCGCAACGTAGAGACCACGTGGCAAAGGTTGTAGTGCACGTACGCCAACGCAATTGCCGCGCGATGGTTCGGAAGTTTCTTGGAAAATGCCAAACACAAGCGGCGCATGCGTCCAATGTGATGGCGCATTGTCCCGTTGTTTCGCTCTACGTAGGCCGTGCTCGCGCGTTCAAGGTTCGGAGCGCCGAAGATGCTTTTCTTCGTGATGAACGGGTCACGAGGGGGCTCGTAGCGGTGATCCGATCCGCCCTCGCGACGTCCCTTGCTTCCGTAATTCTTGATCGTTTGCGCGTAATCGATGCCAGGACCGAACGACGCACCGATCGCACTGATATACGGCGCGAACCCGTCCGACGTCATGGCGGGCATAACAACGAGCCGCGCACGCACGTCCTGCATGAAGGTGTCTGTCGACGCTTGGTCACGCTTGCCCACGTGCCAACCAATGACAAACCGCGATGACGAATCCAACGCGACGAACGTGTACGCCTCTCCTACGTCGGGGCCGTCCTTCTCAGTGACGCGAGCTTCCTTCTTCTGCACGTACGACCAAATCTCATCGACTTGGACAAGAGAGCACGACAACCCACGCGCGAGACGATTGTGCAGGTTGACCGCACCTTCACCCAACGCAATCGCAAGTCGACGAACCGTCTTCCGATCAACGTCGGTCATGCGTTCGACCGCACGCTCAGAATTGCCGTCCACCAATGCCGCAAGAACGGCAAGACGCTTCTCGTCGGACAAAACGTTCGACATGGTCCCCTCGCGAAGCGCACCGGCGTCGAACAAATCGACTCTTCAGTGCACGTCAAGTAAGACCAATCTAGCACCAAACGCAGTGTTTTCTAGTGTTTGTCCGCGCGCTAGGACATTGTTTAGTAGTTTGTCACGGTGAAACTTGACCACTTTGCAACGGTCAAGCACTCATTCGATGGATCGGACGATTCTTGTCATCGGTTCGCGTGTTCAGGTACGCACAAATCGTCATCGACTAGGGTTCGTCAAGTACGACCGTTTGCGTTCCCAAAGTGGTCCCATTTGAAACTGCGACTGGGGTACTTACCCCACTACCCGATTCTTGGTGCCGTGCTTGGCGCAGCGGGAACCATCCCCGGTCTCGCTCAAACAATGGGCGAACCGGGGGAAGAACCGCCCTGGAAACCCCGTCGCGAACGTTAGCAATCCACCGACAAGTCAAACCCTACCCCGCCCGCTTTTGCCCCGTTTACCGCGTGCCATAACGTTCGGTAAATCGTCGATGCAGTTGCCGGAAACCCATCGAAAAACGATAGGTATGGCGCTGCATCGTAGAAGTTCACCATCCCATCATCGTACGCAAACCCGAATTCACCAAGCGCAAGTCGCGGCACACCCAACAAAAAGAACGCGCGGAATTCTGTGTAATCGAGTTCGAGCATGAGCTTTTGCGCGGGTTGCAATGCGAAGTCGAGATCGTATGCAAACGCGATTGCTGGGTTTTGCTGCACGGGATCGCCGTCGTAGAAGAACCCTCGAAAGTTCGGCTTCCCCACCTCGCACAAATGCGCCTCGTATCCGTACGGAACAAGGATTCGATTCGCAATGCGCGTGATCGCCTTGGGACTCACGAGGTCCGCAAAGTTCGCAACGCGTTTACGAAACCCATCGTCGCTTTCGCCCGTGCCGCGATACGTCATCCGCTCATATCCAATTTCGTCAAGCACGGCTGCACGTCCGCCGTTGGGGTGTTCCTCGTTCGTAACAGCAATCCCGAATTCACCCCAGCTCATGATCCGCCATGTTGCGGTGTTCGTTTCGGCGATCAAGTCACCCGATTGATCGACAGAATCGAAGACTGCAACCGCGCCGCTTTGCACGCCATACACAAGCGTTCCCGCGACGATATCCCCGCTTTGCCGTTGCGCGATCAAATGGGTCGGTCCCTGCAAAACGACGATGCTTGTCGCGGGCGTTGCGGGTTGCGAAAGTATCTCGCCGGGGATGAACGTTCCGGCCACTGATGCGAATCGAAAGATTTGCGTTGCTTCAAGCAGTGCGGTTCCGCCATCGATCGGCGTTATCGGATCGGGCGGAATAATACCCACGACGCGGCGGATCTGCCCTTGGTTCGCACCTGCGATGAACTGCACGTATTGCCCGATCTGGTCATTCGTAATCACGTCGGGTTCGATTGCGAGAATCATCGAATGAATGCTCGTTCCAAGCACGATGCTCGCGCCTGAATTGGAGAGCCCAACACCGACCTGTGCAATGCGGTTCAACGTTCCGGGCAGGGGATTGTCGAAACCTTCACCTTGCCTATCTGCAATCGCGGTAATGGTGATGGGTCCGGGTTGCCCTGAGACGAATCCCGTGTTTTGCGGGAAGAGGTATTCCCGGCCGGTGATAACTTCTTCCCCCCCGAGTCGACCGAAATCGATCGCTACCTCTTGAATGCGTGTTCCGACGGGAAGCACAACCGACCAAACGAATTCCTTCGATCGGGTGATGGTGATATCCACAGTCGAGAACTGCGCGCCTGATGCAGGCTCGAACGTTTGTCCCGACCAAGATTTGACGTAGAGCCCTTGCGTTGTTCGGTCAATGCCCGTCGATACGCGCGCGAGCTGCTGCATCGCTTGCGTGTGCGCTTCGAACCCTTGTCCTTCACCCCGGTCGATGAACGCGCGGGAATACTCGGGGTCCGTGACGCTCTTCCAAATCTGTTCGAGCTCTGCGCGGGTGATGGGTCCTGTCTTCAGTTCGGCCATGTTGGCGATGTTAGCGCAAAGCATGCGTCGCCCTGGTACCCAAGTGACACGTCGTTCGGCGCCGACGACAACGTATGACTCACGCGGCGCCGAACGATATGTCGTGCGAGTACTTCGACGACGAGTCATGATGCGTATGCGCGGTGCAGATCAAGGTGACGTACGCCGACGACTTTGGAGTTTTCGTTATCTTTTACCCAAGGTTGTCGGAGTCGCGGGTTTGAGTCCCGTCGCCGCGCCCACAAAATCCAATTGGATCGATCCAATTGGATTTTGTCCTTTTGATCACTCCAACGTGACGAGATCGCTTGTCGTGCGAATCGTTCGCCCCGCCGGCGGGAAGATATCGCCCGTTGGTTCGACGATGCTGCTTTGATTCGGTATCAGCCCGTTTGCCTGGTACCGCGCAAGCAAGCTGTTCAAGTTCGAGCGATAGAGCGCGCCGCCCGTGGGTAAACTGTTCACGTATGCGATCACCGCACGCCGAACGGTATCACTCAGGATCGTCGTCGACACGCCCGCGATGAACGCGAGTTTCAATCGCACGCCAATCAGAAACGGCGTGGATAACGTGGCAATCACGGCAATTCCCGCCGCGCGATAATCATCAACGGTGCGCAATGCCTCGTTTCCTAATGCGCGATTTGCCAACCCCGAACCATCCGCGATGGATAAAAGCACAACGCGTGCGGGACGAAGATCCCCGTCGATGGCTTCCGTTGCCATTGCAGTCGCTACACCCGGCGTTGATACCGCACCCTCACGAATGGCTTGTAACGTTCCGCGTGCAAGCGAAGCAGGTGCGTTCTGCCCTCGCAATCGATAGTCGTCGTCATCTTCTCGAGGTTCCCCGCCCGCGGTGGATTCGTCGTTGATGACTTGAATCGACGGGTCAAAGATCACACCCGGTTGATAAATACGAACGAGCCGGTATCGTCCGACTTGCTGCGTATCGCCCGCGCGTGTTGCACGCACGTCAGCGGAAACCGAAAGCGTTCCTGTGCTGAAGAGCGCAGGCGTTGTTGTGACGTACTCGATACCGTCATCCGTTCCGACCTTCGTTCCAACCAGAACCGTACCCGCACCGGCTGCTGCTGATGTTCGGTAAAAACGAACGGAACCGATTGCGGGTGCTGCACCTTTACGCGGTAGGGTCCACCGATCGACAAGCAATCGATCAAGGTCTTCACCAATTGCGGAACGAGCAAAATGCGCAGCTAATCGAGCGGCAAGTTGCGTTGATACCGCGCCCGCCATGAAGCTTGTTGCCCCGACGAACAGGTTCGCATCCGACCCTTCAGTGTCAACCACGTTGCGCTGAATGTTTGTCGCGTACGTGAGCAGATACTCACGGCCAATCTGGTAGAGGTCGAAGCGGGTAGGGGTATCCACCCGGCAATAATCACGCAGTTGATACGGGAATGTCGAGGTTTACCGTACCGAACACACTTGTTCGCGCCTGCACGCGGAATCGGAAGAGTCCCGGTGTGTTTGCGTCGCTCGTGATTGTCACGCGCACGTCGAGTGTTTCAGGTTCCTCGCGTATTTGCGCCTCTGCTTGCGCCGCGATCGTCTGTTTGATCGAAGGTTTGGCGAGGCGTTTGATCTGGTCAAGCAACCCTACGCCGTAATTTGGCAAATGCGCGAATCGTCCACGCCTTGTCGTGAGCCGGCGAAAGATGCGTTTCTTGTACGAAACGAGTCCTTGATCCGTCGCGTAGTCGCCTTGGGACGTCGTTGGATACACGCCCAAGATCTGCGTTGAACCCGGGATCGATGCTGATTCATATCCGGGATTCGCGATGTCGGTTGCGGGCGTGGTTGCGTTTTCCGGCGTGGGAGGTGCCCACGTTACGCCGTGAAACACGGCAATCATGCTTGAAAGTGCAGCGCCATTTGCGGCAACTGAACGCACGCAACGAACACGATATTGCGCGGGATATGGTGACAATCGTCGATCAAGCCACACGTCGATCGATTTACCATTCACGTCGGGTCGTTTGACTTGTTCGACAAGCACGGGAAACACAGGCCGGGGGGGCAAACCATCTTCGCCGATCGTGCCTTCCACAGGTTCGAACACGTAGTTATCAGGATCGGCCGCGTCGACAAGTCCTCGCACGTCGGTGTACGCGAGGATCAAATTGAACGTGAGACGCACGCAGTTTTCCCGGACCGCAACCGCCGATAGAATCGTGAGTGCATCGGCAAGGGTAGGCGCACCCCAACCACTAGCCCCCCACCCGCTAGAGCCCCAACCAAGGCCCAGCATCAGCTATCCCCAAGGCCGACGAACGCAGTGAAGTCCGCGCCCGTTGGTGCATCCGCGTTGTCGTAAAACACGACCTCGAACACGGACGAACTTACCACGTTCACCGCCCACGTTTTAGGGTGCCCATAATCCACACTTTCGTGTGGCGTAATCGATACCCCATAAAACGCGTTGGGGAATGGCGGATCAATCGTGCACGTGTACGTCGTGCCGTTGAACGTGGGGATCAACATGTAGAACTGACGCACAACCGAAACGGTAGGCCCTGCACTTGCGGTTGTTATGCGAATGCCCGCACGGGGCGCAACTCGATAAAGCCGTCGCGCGACCCCATTAAGCCACTTGCCGATCGTGTAGGCCCAACCGATTACGTTCCCGAGCGGGTAGGCCGCATTCGGGACGTTGTGCTCCGTGTATTCACGCGCCGCGGGGATGCGTTGCGGAAGTTCGTCTGGTTCGATCGCAAGCGGTACGCCCGCGTAAAATGTGATGCGCACGATGTCATCAGCCGTCGCCCCGAGTCCCGAGCCGCTATCGATCTCAAGCTGCACCAAGTAAGTCCCCGACGCATCGATGGGAGACAGCACGGTCGTGCTCGAAGACGGTGAAACGATCGCGGCTGTTCCAAGCGAGTCGGTTTCGAACTCGAGTGCTTGATCGATGACCGACCATCGCCACTGCCTGAAGGGTCCGCCAACCGCGCTCAAGACGACATCGACGCTGACGTCGAGATCTTCACGTGCGACGCCGGGAAGGCCCGCTGGTTTACCTGCTTGGTCGATCTTGATCTGCACGAGCGGCATGGGTACAGGGTCGTGCAAGTTGGGGCGTTGGGTCAAGGATCATCGGTTTTGTCGGTGAAATCCAATTGGATCGATCCAATTGGATTTCGTCGTGGCATGAAGCGAACAAGAGGTGATTTCATGAAAATTGTATGGGCAGGAACTTTACTTGGTGTTCCTATGCAAATGACGATCGATGCTGATGTTTTGAAGACTTATCGGACCGATTGTGTGCATCCTGAATTGATTCCTAACGGATACCAAGGCTACGTGTATCCAGGCGTTATCGTAGAATTGGCAATGGAACGTGATGCCTTGAAAGCAGAAGTCGAACGATTGAAAGCTCAATTGAAATCGGAACGTAGCTTTAGCGTCGCCGATTGCATCGACTTGTGAATCACGCCCCATCGAATTCGTGATCAATCGCTTCCACCCGCGACGGCGTACGTCCCCCGCCATACCCAACGCTCCCCGCCAAACTATCCGCCAACCCGCACACCATCGGAATCGGGAAGCTGAACGCGGGCGGGAAAGCAAACAACGTGTCGAGACTCGGAAGTGCGGGCAATCCAGGGAACGCCGGGATTGCAGGCAAGGCGAACCCGCACAGTTCAAGCCCTGTCGGTGATGGCAGAAACGATGCGTTTGCGGCTGCTGCTGCTTGTTCAACGGGGGGTGCTGCATCGGGTGAAGGTGAACGACCCATGCGTGCCATGATCGCAGATATGAGCAGCGCGATCAAATATGACGTTATGAAGGATAAGAAGCCCAAGTTCCGCATTAAAAACGGAAAAGGACAATACACGTTAGAAACAGCGCGTGGTTATCAATGGAGCAAGCATCGCAAAGACGGGCAGGTTTATCGCAAGAAATCGGTCGCGATTTACGTACGCAATTGGCTTCGCAAAGCGACGAATGATCCCACGTGGAAAGTCGTTCGTTCCTACCCCGCCAAGAGCCCCGTACAGCCTATTCCCGGTGACGTCTGTCCCTGACCTGGCACCGGCGGGGGTTTCGCCGTTGGATTGCTAAACGCGGCAACCAATGCGAGCGCAACAAGGCTGTTCTGTTGCCGTTGTGCAATCACTGGGATCGCCGCTGCTAACGCAATCGAGAACGCTGGATCTTCGAGTAACGCGCCAAGTACCGCACCCGTCAACGGCGTTGCGCCAAGTGCGGTCAATGCAACACCCAACGTGTTCAAGATGCCCGATACAAGATTCACGACCGCTTCTGTCGTGATGACGTGTTCCGCCGGGGGAGCCCCTGCCGTCGAGAATTGCAGCACGTTGGGTGTCACGATCGAGCTTGTCGCGGGTACAGCCGTCGCACTTGCGAGGGTGAGCACCGCCGAACCACTTTGCACGGTTGCGCGTCCACCCGTGATGTCGAGCTGCACAATCGAGTTGCCGTCACCCGATTGAATTGTGAGCGCGTCTGACGACAATTGCATCGCGCTCTTGTCGCCATTCGCAATCGTCGCCGTACCGGCTTCATCAAGTGAAATGAACGCGCCGCTCTTGGCTTGTCGCTGAAGGATTGGCCCGTCCGCTTCACTGATGAACGGTGCTTTCGTCCGGCGGAACCCGAATGCATTCGTCGATGGGTCTTGTCCCGCGACGCTTCCTTGGGGGAATGGCGTGCGTTGGTTGGGCAATCGTCCGACGATGACGCATCCGCCTCGTTCGTTGCCGCCGGGGACAAGCACGATGACTTCATCGCCTTCGACGAACGGGTAATACTCGCCCTCCCCATTGCCTCCTACCTGCATCGCAACTCGGCAAACCACCTCGACTTCGGATGGTTTCAAGATGACTGATATGAGCGGGCCGTGGTCAACATCGAAGTCGACGGGCACCTCGTCAACCAGGCCAAACGATACCCATTGCCGCGTGTCGTTGCCCGGTCCCTTCATCGCGTTTGCGAGATCGGGAAGGTTCATCGGGCGTGCGCGTGGTCGTCGTCGGGGGGGCATGCCCTACCTGTATCACGGTGAAATCCAATTGGATCGATCCGATTGGATTTGGGTGCTGCATGAAAAATTCATGCATACTACCCACCCATTACAGGAAAGAGACAAACCGTGATTAAAGATTCTACGAATGGAAAGCTATCACGTGATTGTTTTAACTTACTCAATTCAAAACCAGGAGAAATTGTCAGATTGCAATGTACACGTTTTGAGTTTATCAACGCGTTCTTTCCTGGAGTATATAAAGAGATCTTCGTCGTGAATCCATTTACCGGCGCACAAAAGAAAAAGATCGTGTTGCGTTAAGGACAAACGACAATCATCACAGTAAATCACTCGCTCTCAACCGCGACCCTATCCGGTTGATCGGCGGGGTCCACATCGGGAATCTCTTCCCCTTCCGGTAATTCCTTCGACGCGCGCACTTCCACGTAATTGACCACCTCGTAATCGAGCGTCACACCTTGCTCGAAATCCCAATCAATCGCCGTGGTACGAACACGAAACGTCGTCGGTAATCCGATGTTCGTCACCGCGTTTTGATACGCCGTTGCAAAATCGCTCGGGTATCCCAACCGTTCGAGAAATGCTTGCGCGTTCCCGCTTCCGCCCTGCCCGCCCATTGCCGTGAGTGCCGGATCATCCCGCTGCACTTCGATCACGACCGAATCACCCGCTTGCACATCGAGTAAATCGGGATCGCTATTGCTTCCACCAAAGCTGCCAAGGTTCTTCGTGACGACTTTGCCAGTGAGTTCAGCCCTGCCTAATTGCTCGTACACGCCTTGTGCAACGACGCGTAACGTGGGTTCGTCTTCAATGCCGTACACCGTGACGACCTTCCACGACGTATCTTGCTTGTCGCCGGGCACAGGCTTGTTTTGCCTATCCGATTTTCCAACCGGGTATCGAGCAACCAACGTTTTGCCCAATCGGGGCGAATAACAGCGCACTTCCACGTTCGTACTGATGTTCCGGGAAAACTTACGTTTGAACCCGAGTTCGTCCACGTTGCGCCCATACACAAGCAGGCGTGAATCAATCTGCCTTCCCGTGGGCAAGATGCGTCCACGAAATGGATCATCAGGGCGTGCACGTCCCCGCCCCGCGTAGAACGTGCGAGGGCGTTGCAGAATCACGGTCGTATTCTCGAACCGAACAAGCAAGCCCACCGAACCCGCGATGTCGGTCAGGTAATCCCATACCGTCATTTTCCCACCCGCGCCGCCGCCCGCCGGGGGAGGCCCTAGCTTTGGCTTAAACGCGGTTTTAGCAAGGGCAGTACCCAAGCTCGGAACAGCCACACCCCCCGGCCTGTACTCAACGCTAAGGCCCACGAATTGCGGGAAGTTCGAGAGGTAGTCGGCGACTGCTTCGTCGAGGGGTTTATCAGCCGATACCGTGAGTTTCACTGGCGCGTCTTGATCAATCAGGATGCGCGTGTTGTCGGTGCATTCAAGGTTCACTTCAGGAGCGCCGTCGTTCAATGTGCATTCGAAGTCATCGACGTATCCTTGGAATCGCAGGTTGCTTCTCGTTCGTCCGAATGAATCGGTGAACGTATCCGGACAGGGTGTTTTTCGTTTGCCCTGAGATTCTTCCGCAAGCTGTTCGGGCGTGATGCATCCGATCCACAATTGCACGGCGATGCTTCGAATCACGCGCGGGTCGAGTGGCAAGCTTGCGAAGTCGACGGAGAGGGAAAGCGTATCGGCCATGCGTGGCCCGTTGCGGTTCACAGTTGCGCGCAATGGAACAAGCCCGTCGAGTCGAAACGTGCGGTTGTCGCTGCTACGGATCTGTTGTTGCGGGGGGCCCTTGTTATCGCCCGCGGTGGGTGAACGCAGGACCAAACGATCGCCCTCGCGCTCGATACGCAGCTTGTCATCGTTCGTGCCGCCCTTCTTCTTCCCGCTGCGTAAGTGAGGAGGCATCACCGGGGAAGGCGGGACAGGGTTCGCCTTGTCCCCGAAGTCTTCCAAACGGATGATGAGTTCGAGGCGTGCGCGGGGGGTGTAGCTTTGTCGGGGCTGCTCACGAACGGGCATGTCCCTATGTTACACGGCAAAATCCAATTAGATCGATCCAATTGGATTTGGGTGCAGCATGAAGGTGAGCATGTGGAACCATCGTTCAATCAATCCAAAATTCGATATCTGGTATTGGGAAGGCAAGTCGACCAAACCGATTGGCATATCGAATGAAAAGGGCACTGACGTTTGGCATGCACGTGGGAGCCGAATCGGTGCACAAGAAATCAATGAAGCAAAGCGCACCGCATTGAAATCGGCGATCAAAGATATCGAAGCCGATGTGATTGCAATGCGTGCCGAACTTGCGTTGCTTGATTCCAATTCGAACTAGCTCGATTTCTGCGGACCATCCGAGCTTGTGAATTCGGGGATGATGAGCCGCTTTCCCACCGGGGGCGCGACTTGATACGCGGGAAACCCATTCGCCCGCGCGAGTTGCGCCGCCAAATCAGCCGACCCGTAATACTTCATCGACAACCCCGCGAACGTATCGCCCGCGCGTGCAAATATCGTTTCGATCACGTTCGATGGATCGGCGCGATCTTGACCCCTACGCGCATCCCCCGCCCGCACGTTCTTTCGTGCCGCGTTCTGCACCGCGATCGTTTGCTGAATCGTCTTGTTCGTCTTGCCCCCGATGCTCGCGAAATATGCTGACGTGCGCGCAACTGTTGAAACGGACGAACCCGGCTCAACCAACGTCTCGGGGGGAATGCGCCCTAGTCGTTTGCGAATATCGAGCATTTCGGTTTGCACTTGTTGCGATGTCGTCGATGCAATTTCCGCAACCTGCGACGGTTGTGCCCGTATTGTTTCGACCACGCCGATCGCGCGTGAAACATTTGATTGCAGAAACACAACCGTGTTTCCGATTTGGTCGGCGAAGTTGCGGGGTGCACTCGCGATTTGTTCGAGCTGCCCAAGCGTGAGAAACGATGCGCCGTTCGGTGTGGTTGGCGTGATGCTCTGCACGGGCGAACCAACGATCACGCTTTGGATATCCGCCAAGGTGCCATTGATTGCGCGCAGTGACGCTTCGATATCTTCTTCAGCTTGCGCGACGGGCGTGACCGAATTGCCCGAACCACGTGATGTCCAAACGAACGACGCGTTCCACCGAATATCGTCTTCGCGGTCGATGGGAAACTTGAAACTCCCAACCCGACCCTCGCGCTCGAGCTTTCGGTTCTCCGTTGCCCACGTAACGCGCAAGAGAGAACCGGCGCGGATGATTTCCTCGAACACCGTCATGAGCGTGAACGCGCGTGTGATGCCTTGGTTCTGCCCTGACGAACGAAGAACTGACGGAGCTGCAACCATGCGCGTCGTGTTCCACGTGCCCTCCCATTCGCTAGGGGCTTCCGTGATGCCTAGAACCTGCTGCGTTGCTTCACCGCCCCGCCCTGGTGGGAACGCAGTCACGAGGCGCATCTCGCCGCCCCATGTTGCGCCGCGAAGGGGCAATGCCGGGCCGTTCAAGGTTAAAGTGCGCTTCTGCCCCTCGAGTTCTTCGATGACGATGCTGCTCACGTGGGAAGGGTATCACGTGAGATCCAATTGGGTTGATCCAATTGGATTTCGTCACGGCATGATCGACGTATGCAAAGAATCGATATCACGTTCAAAATCACAGGCATCAATTCGGAACTCGGCATCAGACAGGAACTTCATTCTGTCGAACTCAGGTCAAACACGTCTGACATTCTGGGATTACGTGCTGAAAGTTTGATCGCTCGCTTGTTTGACGATACTGGCAAACTGAACGAGGATGTTCAGAAGTTCATCGAAATGAACGTTGTTCCCATTGATATCGACAAGCTACGTCGCGAAGCCGATGAAGCAGATGCAAAGCATCGTGAAGCGAAACGACGCTTTCACGATGCTTTGGAACGCAGACACCGAAGCTAGGCTGCAAGTACGCGATCGGCCCAACCCGCCATGCCCTTTGCAGGCTTGGACTTTGCGGGCGTTGCAGGGGGCGTAGGAGCGGCTTTCGCTGCTGCACCCTTGTCGCCACTCGGTGCTGCTGCAACAGGCGGTTGTTGGTTCATCTTTGCGGCTGCACACGCAACGGTGCACGCTTCTTCCGCCGTCGCCGCTTCTTCGGCAGCCGTCATGTAAAGCTCAAGAGCCTTCCCATAATCTTCATCCGCGACTGCTTTCTCAGCTTCATCGGCTGCTTCACGAGCTGCATCAGCGGCTTCACGTGCATCTTCCGCTGCTGTCTTGGCTTCCTTGGGATCGACGCCTTCAAGCTCGGAATCATCCGCGAGTTCAGCAGCTTCTTCCGCTTTCGTCGCGGCTTCTTCGGCCTTGTCAGCGCACGCAGAAGCGATCTCGCCTAGCACGGTCGGGTCGATCTCGCCCGCGTGCAATTCTTCCCCTTCGATTGCTTCTTCGGCCTGTTCTTCGATGCTTTCGGCGTTTTCGTCTTCGACCGTTTCGAGGGCTTCCTCGACAACTTCTTCACCCGTCGTCATGAGTTCAGCGGGCATTTCGGTCAAACCAAACTCGCCTGCATCAAGAGCTGTCACCGCTGCTTCTTCCAGCGCGCCCGCTTCTTCGGGCGTGATCATCGTCCAATCGAAATGCATGTGCTGCATGTGCTTCCGTGCCTCCTATGTGCCCGTGGGGGGCGCTTACGTGGCGAGTGTACCATCACGCGTGGGAGAGCGTGAAATCCAATTGGATCGATCCAATTGGATTTGTGCATGATGTCGAACATGGATAACACCACACCCACCAAGTTTATCGTTGATGAATTCGACCCGATGGCAGAAGCCGAACGGCACGCAATGTTGCAAGGTCATGTTGTTACAAACTTCGCGCCTGATAAGCCATCACCTAATCAACCCCGCATTCGCAATCGTCGCGAGAAGCGTGCAAACCTTGCACGCAATCGTCGGAAAGGAAAGCCAAGCAAACGACGACACTGAACGCGCGGCATGACGAGGGCAGGAGGTTTCATCTCATGCCCCGTGCCAATTTCAAGTACGCAAGTACCGCCAACCTTGCCCGCGTGTTCGTCGCCATTCTCGCAATGGAAAGACATTCGCCCATTACAAGCACATTGCTCTACGAACGATTTGCAATGAAGCAGTCGATGACCAACGCATTGCAACAATACTTGTCGCGTTGCACGTTCGTTGACCAATCAATTGCGAACATCAAACATCCCGCGTACTTGTTCGACGTGATCTTGGGATTATCGAAAGACGAACGGGAAACGTTCGTCCAGCAATTCAATGAGTTCCTGGACGAACTTGTACAGGAAGATTTCTTCGGCACCGAAGGCCAACACGACCCGCGCGGTTCCCATCAGTCATGACCCGCGTCACATTGGTTTGCAAAACGTGCGGATACAAAGCACGTCGTGATCTTATGTATGAACCTGGAAGCAGGGGTATTCATGAAACAAGTTGCGAGCCTGCAACTTGCATAAATGGGCACGGCGCGCTTGTTCGTGAAGATGAACGTGTCGTCAATTCGCGATACGCTTTCAAAATAAGCGACGTGTTTGACTCTTAGGCGCCAAACACGTTCGACCCCGCCGACAACTTCCTTTCAATACTCCGACCAATATCCCGCTCGAACATGATCGCAACCCGGTCGGGATCTTGATCGCGGAAGTCCTGCTTGATTTGGAATGTTTGTCCGCCCGTCATCACCACTTTGGGTGCAGCAGGCGTCGCCGGCGCGGTCTTTCCTTCGCCTGCTCTTCCCCGAAGCAAATCAGCAAACTCCTTCGATTGCCCTTCGACCATGCTTGCGAGGGCTTCAAACCCTTCACTCGTGAGATCAGCAGATGCGAGGAATGCACCTTGCAACCCCTCGCTTTTCGCAAGCAGGTTCGCGATGTATTGCGATGCCCCTTGGTTGTGCGTCGCCATTGCTTTTGTAAAGCTCGCACCTACTTGCCCGATCAATGAATCAGCCGTCGCAATGCTCGCTTCATCGGGAATCATCCCTTCAGCACGGGCTTTTGCGAAGTTGTCGAACATCTTTTGCGCTTCTTCGACGGGCCCAACCATATCGCGCATACCCTTGTGCGCCGCGAATGCACGATCAGCAAGTTCCCCGGCCGCACGTGCGTTTTCACCCAGGTCTTGCGCGAGCTGCACGAACGCTGCGCGCTGCTGCTCAAACCCCTTCATTTCGTCTTTGCCCCATGCACCCGTATCGGGAGCTGCTGCACGTTGCTCAAACGACCGTTGATACGCCGCGAAGTCTTGCTGCCCCTCGCTTTTGCCGCCTTCTGTGGACGCCATCAACTCGCCCCATTGATCGACAACCAATGCGAATGCACCCACCGCCGCGGCAAACGCAACCATTGTTGCAGCACCCGCTGCAATACCCCCGCCCGTGCCCGCCAATGGTCCAATCCCCTTGGCACTCGCATCAATGAGCGAACCCGCGGCACTTGCACCCGCACGAAGTCCTGGCAACACTGCATTTGCACCGAACGCGATCGCGATCTCTTCCTTGTGATCGAGGATGAACATCACGACTTCTTTCGCCGTTTTGTACCCTTCTGCGATTGCGTTCTTTATCTCTTCCGCGTGGGTTTCCATGTACTTGAAACCCTCCGAAATCTCTTTCACCGCGTCATCGACCCAATGACTAATCTCTTTGCCCATGACAATGCCGAACTTTTCAATCGCGGGCATTGCGACTTTCAATCGTCCAATCAAGTCGGTAAGTGCGGGTTTCATCGAATTGATGATTGGTTCCCCGAGCTTCTCTTTTGCCATACCGAACAAGTTGTCGATCGTCGTGAGGTAGTCGCCGATCACCGGCTCGCTATCCTTCAGCTTGGATGCGACCTTTTCGAGCCCAGACGAGAGTTGTTCAAGCCTGCTTTCTTCGGTCAAACTTGCCCAATAATTCGACGCATCTTTCGTCTTGTCCCCGAAGATTCCCGTTGTTTGAAGCAACTGGAAAAGCTGCCCCTTGGTCTTCACGACGCCTTCACCCATGAAGCTGAATTCACGCGCGATGTCCGCCGTGCTTTTCCCGAGCGTATTGGCAATGGTCGCAAGACTCGCGGTTTGCTCTTTCGCTTTCGCTAGGCCGCCTTCCGTCGCGCCGCTGATTTCGGCCATGACCTGGAATGCAGCTCCTACGTCATCGCCTGCTTGCCCCGCCTTCACACTGATTTCGTCGAGTTGATCGTTCAACGCTTGCGCCGATTCATACGCCGCGGACCATTGCGAACCCTGTGCAATCGCGATCAAACCAGCGATCGACTTATCAGCTTTTTGCCCTTCGATGGCAGATACCGCAATGCTACGTGATAAATCAAGGAACGAGTCTTTGACCTTATCGATTCGTTCCTTGATTTTGTTTTGCTCGACGAACTGTTCGGCGAAATCTTTCGCCGATTTTTCGGCTAACTTTTCAGCAGATTCGACCCCGAAGAATCCCTTCTTGATTCGATCGAGGACACTGGACGAACCACCGTCCTCGACTTTTAACTTCACTTTGACTTCGGTGGTTTTCGCCATGAAACTACCCTCGCATCACACGAAGTCGGTCTCGGCTTGCTGCGCGGGACCTGCTTCCTTTTTGATGAACTCGGACAGGGTAGCGATGTATTGACGGATAAGCGAGAGGGGCATGCGCTCAATCTCGCTCGGGGAAAGGCGCATATACCTGGCAAGGTATACGTGTTGCCAGATTCGATTCTTATGCATATCGATTGGGTTGATCGACGTGCAGTAAGCAATCACGAACGCGTACATTTCAGCATCGCCCGCATATCGAATGAGCCGTTTCAGAAGGTTCAATCGCTCATCAGGATCAAGCGTGAAGCCTTCCTTGTCAAACCTTAGCCCGTCCGAACGGCAGCGATGCAATGCTCGAAAAAATCAGCATGTTCTTCCTCGCTCATCACGCACAATTGGTTTGTGATGCGATGAAGAATCGACCGACCCTTCTGTCCGATTTCGTGCCAAAACCGATCGATATCAATTCCCGGCGCGGATGGATCACCCGTCCAATTGATTTGCTGACCATCGGCCGCGCGAATCATCTGTTTCGTCATTTCGATTCCAAGGCGGTTTGAATCGCCCATTGCGCGGGATATCGCGAGCTTTTGATCGCCGTCCGTTACCTGCCAGATAATGACCTGACGTTCACCCTTGCCGGGATACATCGTCAATTCGGCGCGAATGCGAAGAATCAAAACGTCGATACCCTTGGGAAACTTCATTCCCTTTGGGATCTTTGCCCATACCGGCGCGCGACGAACACCGTCCGACTTGGGGACCATTTGTCGCGTTGTGATCTTTTTTGGCTCTTCCGTTTTGAGATCGGCCGCGGGGGATTGCAGTTCTTCGATGGGAACTTCATCCATCACCGCCCCTTGCGACTCGTCATCGTCCTCGACTTCAAGTTCGGCACCTTGCTCTTGCGTACCCTCTTCCTGCCCCGCTTTGCCGTCGCCATCAAACCAATCAGCGTCGTTCTTATCAGCCATCGTCACGACCTCCAAATCACATCAGAACGCCAATAGGGCAAGACGTCAAGGGATGCGTGCTCGTGTGCGTGAACGAACGAAATCCAATTGGATCGATCCAATTGGATTTCGTCGAGTAACGTAGGGATTTGTCAGGAAAGGGGCAGTGCGTTTTGCTTGTCGGCGCGTTCTGAACAAGCAAAACTTGTTTTCATCTTCACGAAGTCGGTGCGACTTCCCGCGCTCGTACTCATCGCCCCCCACTTCACGTCGATGTACGTGAACACGGTCGACGTGCCATCGGGGTAGAGGTCGGTACGCACGACGTTGAACACGCGCGTCACGACCTTGCGTTGTTGTCGTTCCTTCACGCGTTTTTGAAAATTCACATAATCCGAACGACGGACGTGAATTTCAAAGTCGCCGCCAAACCCGTTGAAGATGTCATCGAATCGATTCGCGACTTCCCCGAGAAAGCCGTCCTCTTTGATCTCCGACTTCATTTCCTCATTGAAGCTCGTGATCGAATCGAGACTCGCGACCATCGTCCCCGAGTCGATGACCCTGATTGATACCTCTTGGCCCTTTAATCGATCGCCCATGACGTCACCTCTTACGCCGCTGTTTCGGCGATCTGAACCGTTTCACCCACTATTGATTCGAGCACAATAGCTCGGAACGGCGCGATCATCTTCACACGTTCGATGATACGAAAGATCCCTCGTTCGAGAAGTGCAGGCGTGTTGCCGCTAATTGTGTCGATTTCATAACCAAGAATGCGCGCGAGTGACGGTTGTCCCTCGCTAAGCAAACCCGACAAGAACCCGTCGACTTCGCCCACGACCAACGCCCGTCGTTCGTTCGTGCTGCCCTTCTTCACGTACGTATTGAGACGCGGACCAAGCGTGTCTTGCAGGTAATACACGAATCGTTGTCGGGCAATGGGAACGCCCACGGGGTCAACCGCCGGGTCAACACTTGTATCCGCACTTTGCACGATACATACGCCGTCATCGATGCGAGGTGCGGCAATACCCGACGCCTTGAACGCGATGTAATCCTCGATCTTCAAATCAGCGACATCGGCATTGCGTTCGATATCAAGCACGCCTGCCAAATACCCGGTTTCTTGCCCCGCATCTTCTTCCGGCGGGAGTTGAGAAAGGATCGAGGTCATCCACGTATCGAATCCCGTGTTGATGATCCCGTCCGCGGTGAACCCCGCACCGCCCGCGATGCCACGTGCTGCAATCTGCGGGACGTAGGTTTGAACGCCGGGGTAACAGTACACCACACCCCGGTTCCTATACGCCCCGACGCCGGGTTGTGCCGACGTGCTGCGCGCGGTTGCTCGAGTGATTCCAAGTGGGGGACGAATGCATGCGATACGCCCGAAGCAGCCTTCCGTGGACGCCTCAAGCTGATTCACCTTCAGCGCCGAACGAATCGTGTTCGATTGTCGCGCACTCACGATGATGTTCACTTTCTTCGTGATGCCCTTGATCGACTTCGTTCCTTGAATCGCGGTCGTGTACAGCGCGTCAAGTTGTGCTTCCGTTTTCGCCGCACCGATAGGCAGATTGTTCGTCACTGCGAATGCCCCGATCGCAATCGGGAAAGGCACAACGTTCAGCGTCGAAACGAGTTGTGATGCACCTGCACCATTGTCGAGCGCGTGTCGTACGCGAATCGTGTAGGGGCCGGCGTTTGCCGCGGTGATTGCCGTCGTCGTCATTGTGACGAATTCAACGCCCGCACCTGTTCGAATACGTGTGCCCGCGGGAATGCTCCCATCAATGCCCACTGCGGCATCTGCTTCCGTGTCGAGCGGGAAGCCAAACGCGAGTGCCGTGCTCGTACTATCGACGATGATCGTGCCTGTGCCAGGCGTACCCGTATTCACGATGCGAATCGCGTTGTTCGCGTCGCGGTCGATGTTGGTGTCTGCATCCGCCGCATTCACTACCGCGTCGGCATCTGTGCTTGAAATGGCTGCAAGGTTCGGGACGTTGCCCGTTCCGTTTACAGCAGCGCCCGCGGAAAACCCGGTTGCAGTCGTGACGAGTGCGCCGCTCACCGCGAGCACTTGGATCTCGCCATCGGTGCCTTCAATGCGACCATTGAAATCGATCACGGTTGCGCTGAACGAAACGAATGCCGTGTACCCAACCGCCGCGTTCATTCGCGCGATGCACTGCGCTTGGGTTTGGTCCGCCGCGAGGAACGTGATCACGTAGGTCGTTCCCTCGATTGCGACGGTCAGGGTTTGCCCGCCGGTGAACGTGCTTGGGTACGTGCCCGCCGCGCTTGCAATCGTCGCAACCGCGCCGTTAAACACCGCCGATACTGTACCCGCGCCGATATCGAAATCGAGCGATGCACCATCGGAAAGCGCGAACGAGAAATCAGTTCGTCCGGATAGACTCGCAAGTCTTGTGAACGAAACTTCACCCACGCTCGTATCAACGCGAACGAGAACGAGCCCCGCGAACCTCTTGTTCACAAGCCCGATGAACCCGTTGCCGTTCCAATACTCGGGGGATGTCGCCCCGTCCGCGAGTCGTGATCGAGCACAAGGGTTACCCCCCGCCAAACCGTCATAGTTGAAACCGAATTGCCCGAACGTCGTCGCGAGATCATTCGATGAAAGGATCTCTAGCGGCGTATTGAACGGACCATCCTCGAACTCACCTACGACAAGGGCAACACCCGTGTTTGCCCCGTTGATCGCCGCCGGTGGATCCTTGTCAATGAGCACAACGCCTTCAATCGCGAGAAGCTCGTCGACTGTAGGTTGGCGCCCGATGAATCTGCGTAAAAAGCCTGCACCCATGCAAGTACGTTACGCCGTTGTTTCGCTCTACGTCGAGTCGGCATCTTGTCCGCATTGTTCGGAACGCAGCTTGTCCACGACCTCAACACATAGGCAGGGACGCATCGTTACGACGTCGACAAGCACAACTTCGGGTACGCGCAGTTCGACCGCGACTTGCCCCCGCCGGCGTCCACGAACAACGTCGGGATCGTCGATGTTCTGCGAATCCATCAAACTGAAGCTTGCGACCCGACCAAAGTATTCGGGAAGCAGGAGCTGCAACGCATTCGAACGCTCGTTCATTCGCATCACCGCTTGTATGCCGGCAAGAATCGACCGGCGTTCAGCGATGTGACTTCCCCACACCTCGATCATGAACGGTTCGATGTACTCCCCTTGCAAGAGCAGCACGGTGCCCTTCCCAAACTGGTCTCGGCTTTCGTCGATAATGTCGCTTGGACCAAGGTTGTATTGATCGTGCATGCCCCGCGCGGGAAGGAACGCGATGCTTGGGAAGTTCAATTGCGCGGGATCGTCGGGTTGTTCCTCGTAAATATCCTCGCGTGCGATTCGATATGGAACATCGGGTTTGCCGACGTCACCAGGACGGGACCATTCGAGCGCCGCGAGGAAGTCGCCAAACTTCGCGAGCGCGTACGACCGTGCATCGTGCGAGGGAAGGGGTCGGGGCTTGTTCCTTGGGTTTGCCCGGCCGAAGAACAGCCCGCCCGCAAGGTATTTCCTAAGCGCGTCGAAAACGGCCATGGTTGTGAAGGTAGCATCACAAAATCCAATTGGATCGATCCAATTGGATTTCACGCATGATCACGGCATGATCCATAAAATCAGCATCTTCGACGAAGACCGCGACGCATGGCGGAAGAAGCAAATGAACATGGGTAAATGCATCGACTGCAAACGTGATGCGTTGAAGCCAAACAAGCGATGCGCCGTGCACCTCGCACAAGTGAAGGCGGCACAATCACGACGGGAAGAAGTGAAACGCGCGCAACGGGCCGCGAGAAACGTCGCATGACCTATCCCGACTCGAAAGGAGTTCAATTCCATGGCTACCGAAGTCTCATCGAATACCCAACGAATCGCTCAACAGATCGTCAACACACTCGAAAAGTCGAAAGACAAGAAACTCACCAAGGGCGAAATCGCTGTTCACGTTTCATGCTCGTCATCCGAATGGAGCGCCGCGATTGCGTACCTCACCGCGCTTGGTGCAATCGACGCGGAAGGTGAAAAGCGTGGCAAACGATACGGGTTCGCCAAGAAGATCTAGAATCACCACATGAATCAGGACGAACTCAAATTCTATCGGATACTTCTGTGCATTCGGGAACTCGCCTTAATCGCCGATTTCGATGCACTACGTCGGAATGCGTTGAAAATGGCGCAACGTAAATCGATCTAGAACCCCGCCCGTTCGACTTCCCGCGCAACTTCTTCTTCGACATAGCCGGGCAGATACTTGTCGACCAGTTCGGCAAGTATCCCCATTCCCTTGCCCTTGTTGAATATCCCCCGGCGCTGCATCGACTTCGCGATTGCCCATGCAACCGAACGTGCGTCATCCCCACTAACAATGCCCTTGCGCTGTACCCACTCAGCAAGCGCGTCGATCATCTTCTTCCCGATCTTAACGTTACCCGCACGCACGCCGTCTTCGATCAAGATGGCGTGCGGTTCGGCGTTATCAATCACCGCACCATCGGGAGCTGTATAGAACCGCCATCCCGAGCGATAGACTCCCCGGTCCACGGGTTGCGGCGTGCGTGATGGGATGATGCGCGTGACGATGTCCTGCACGCCCCTTGCCGCTGCTGATTGCAAGCCAAGCACAGCCGCCTTGTGCCACTTCTCTTTGAGTTCTTCCGTTCGTTGCGCCGCTTCCTGCAACGTGATTTCAGCAGCCATCAGCAGCCCTTTCCATTCGCGCGATCAATGCGTGCTTCCCGATTGGAACGATCATCAGACGAGCGTTCAAGTTGCATCTCCCACGATACGCGCGTGGGCATGAGCGTGGGTCCAGAGAGCAATCGCATACGCGCACGTTCGGGGTCTTCACTCGGGGTTCGATCATCGAGCGTGATCTCGTAGAAGAAGTCGTTACGCCTGTTTTGCTTGTCGAACTCATGCCCATTCGGAAGTCGATTACCCTGCAAAACAGGTTGCGTATACGTCGACGAAATACCCGACACGCGCAATGCACCCACGGGCAACTGCCCCGCGCTGTAGGGCGTGTTCGTGAATTGCACAGTGTCGATCTTGGGGTTTGGCAATAGCTGCAACCGTGCGAGTTCCCCGAACGTTCCTTCGCCCCGTTCCTTGCCACCCCACGCGCCCCACACGAGGAAGACTTGATACGGACGCGCGCCGATCTCGGTTGCGACTTGTCGCGCGTTGTCGATGGCAGGGGCGATGCGTGCGAGCACTGTTCGTGCCGCGGTACCAGCGGGTAGGGCTCGAGGTTTCATGGGCAGGCGCAATCATCGCATGATGGGAACGAGAGCGAGGATCAATCAATGAGCAGCGAAACAACCACAGTAATGATCTGTGATGCGTGCGGGAAACAGGAAGCGAATCCAAACAAGCGACGCAATGCATACCCACCAAACCCAGACGAAGACGAATGGCGTCATTTCAGTGCAGGATATCGATCCGAATTCGTAAGAAATGGATTCAATAAGTCATCATTTGACGTGTGTACATGGGCATGCGCGAAACAGATCCACGCCAAGCTTGCGGAAGTCACATTCGATCGCAAGACTGCCGAGAACGAAGCGGCGTGCCTTCAATGGGCAGTTGAGCAGACGATGTTCAAGCAAACAGATCTCGATGCCAAGACGACCGAATGCGCAAACCTGAATGCTCGTGTTCGCGTGCTCGAATCACAATTGAAACAATTCGGTTCGTTCGATGCATTGAACGCCGAATACAACGAGTTGATTCAGCGTTGTTTTCGATTGGAAGAAGAACTCGCACACGCACGCAAACTCGACCGTGAAGAACTCGCGTCGATTCTTCGTTCAGCGATTCGCGTCCCTCGCATGTTGCGACGTCGTCCACGCTCGCGGTGATGAACGGGGTGAAATCCAATTGGATCGATCCAATTGGATTTCACCTTCGATGCTCACCCCTGCACGCGGATGTTGAGTGAACCGCCGCCGTACCGCATATCAAACTGGTTGGGCGGGATCCCGAACATGTTGGCGAGTGCCGCGCGCCAATAGTCGTAATTGCGGGAAAGCATCAACTGTTCGTCCTCTGCGCCCATCTTGATCCCATCGACTTCTTTCACAACCGCGTTGGGTTGCGAGCTGAATCGTTGTTCCTCGGTGCATTCGCAGTATTGCAAGAGCTTGCGCACCTGGGGCAATGCAGCGGCAAGCAGTCGGGAAAACGATCCCTCGATCATGAATTGCGTTTCGACACCCGCGGGCAAACCGATCACGAACGTGCTCGATTCATCCACATTCAGGTAACCAAGGTGGTGCCGAATGCGGACCTTTTCATCAGCGGTCAGATAATCGACACCCATTGGTCAAACCCTTTCAAACCGGCGCGTTGGGATCAAGATCTGTAATGTCTTTGAGCTTCACGCCCTGCTGCTGCAATCGGCGAATCGTGTAGTGTTTGTCACTGATTTCCTTTCCCTCTTGCAGCTTTGTTCGCGATGCACTTGTCGTGTCAAGGATCATTCGTGTTTCCATAACACGATACTTTCGTTCGACTGGGGGAGCTGCTTCTACTGCTTCGGTCGCTCCGTTGCCTTGCATTGCACCCACGCCTTGCATCACGATTGCCGTTCCTGTTCGCGCCACTTTGGGTAAGGGAACATCAAGTGCACTGCGCACGACGGGTGCAGTCGTTGACGCATCGACAAGATGCCGACTGACCATGTCCGGTAATGCGTCAATCTTGTTACCCGGCGGGGACATATCCACCGTTCGAATGGGCGTTGCATCGAGCACTTGCACACTCGCGCCTTGTTGCTGCTGCGCACGTGCAGCTTCAGCAGCAACGTTTGACGTACCACGCGAAGCATCAGCAGCAGCATTCAACGCTTGCGCTTCCTTCAACGCTTGCGCATCAACCGGGGTAAGGTTTCGTTCTTCAGTGTTTGCGGGAAGATTTCGAGCCATAAAACGACCTCCTAGGGAGGTCGCATCGTGCGGCAAGAGCAGGGCGATCGTCAACCGTCCCGCTCTTGCCTACTGAATCAATCAGCTATCGAGCGCGTGTTCGATGACGACCGCACGCTTGAATCGCTCAAGTCCGCCGCTCGCCGCATCCGAGGGAATCGGGAAGCAGGTCGTGATCGACCACGTTGCAGCTACTTGATCCTGCAAACGATTCTGCGGGGCACGCAGGATCAATCGAATACGTTCGGTGCTGATTTCCACACCGCCATTCACCACCTGGAAATCGGCGATCTTTCCGGTAACACCCGCTTCGGTGACGTATGCGTTTTCGTCGAGGCCCTTTTCGTAGATCGAACCACGGCCGGTGATGACCACGCGACCAATGTTGATCCCCGATTCGTTCGTCGTTTCAGCGCCGATGTCAGCGCTATACGCAGCGTTCGTCCCGGTAAGCGTACGAGCCCCCGAGTTGGTGTAATCCGGGTTTTCGTTGTTCGAGTAGAACGCGATACCGGCGATCGTTCCGAAGAACGCCTTTTGGTAATACTCGCCATTCGGCAAGCTCGTGTTCAATCGTTGGAACGCGGGATCTTGGAAGACCTGCGAGTTGGCGTCCGTGTTGATATGCCCGTGGTAGTACCCATCTTCGTGGGGAAGAACGTTGTTTTTGCGCAGCCAATTCGTGGAATTGATTGCGTCCTGCAACGTGAGCACGTCCGTGCTTCCGATTGCGTCAATCGAGCTACCACCGCCGCAACGAATCACGCGTGGCTTGAATCGCGAAAGCACTGACGAACGAACTGCAACCACTGCACCCACGGCTGCATCAAGCAATAGCGTGCCCGGTCCGTACGGATCGTTCGGGTCATCGGGGAATGCACCAACCACGTTACGCGCGGTCGTTCCGTTGATCGTAATGGGCAACGGTGCACTCGGGGAAACCGGCAACGGGCGCACGTTCACGCCACGACTCACGACGTCAGTGAATCCATTCAACGACGCAACACGGATTGCCGTATCAGGTACCGCAGTGACGAGGATCGTCACTGTTTGGCCCGATAGGTACGACTTGTAAAGCGCGTTGCGGGGCAAACGGTTGAGGCTCTGACCGGCCTGCAAACCGAGCTGCTGAACATTGCGCATGAACAAATCAGCTTGCGCAACCGCCGACGTCGGCATGTGCGTATCGATCGTCCCCGAATAACGATCAAGCCGTGCAACCCATTGCTCAAAACTCACGGTCTGCGGAACGGGATCCACACCTGGAACGAGCGGGGTCGTGATGGGTGCCAAGAGCCCGGGCCGAGTCATAAAGATCTCAGTGCCGGTTTGACCTTGCCATTCCTCGTACTGCGCTTCGCCGCGATAGAGCAGCGAGGGGAAGAGGCCGTCGTGGAATGCTCGTTCAAGCAAGCCTTGCTGAACGAGGTTGAGAATTGCGGGCGGGATACCCAAAACGAGTGACATGTGAACAGTCTCCTTGCCCCGCTATGGGTCGTGCTTAGCGTCGCCTGGAGACCACCTGATTGACCGCCGGTGTGCCGCGTGATTGGCCGCTCGCGTGTGTACGGGGGGGCGTGTGAATACAACCCTACGCGCGAGGATCACCGTTCGTCAATGGATTGTGATGGGATGGATCACGAAATCCAATTGGATCGATCCAATTGGATTTCGTTGGGAGGGTGACCTAGCCGCTATAATTGGCGCCGGTCGTTTGCTTTACGTACTCTTTGAATTCTTGGTTATTCATCGAATTGGCACGGCCCGGCTTGGGCGTCTTGCCGTTGAACAGGCCATTCGCGCCGCCTGCTTGCCCATTAACGGGGGGTGCCCCGACTTTACGAACAGGCGCGCCTGTCGACACGGGACGGCGCACAAGGCCCGGTTGTGCAGGCGCGGGACGTGCACCCGTCGCGGGGGGTTTCGCCGATGCATTACCAGTACCCGCCGGTGCTGCATCGACGGGCGCTTTCGCAAACTCAGGGTTTTCCTTCAACCACTTGTCGGTGAATCGTCGGATACCGCGTTCGTTGAAAGACTCGGCAAGTTGCGGGTTTGTCACCGCGAGCTTCTTCACGTGTTGCGCGAGATCGAGTTTGTAGAGGCGCAACGCGTTCGGCTTGATGCTCTCGCCCGCAACACGCACGATCACTTGCTCGTGTTGCTCGTGTTCACGCTCTTGATCACGTTCCGCGAGTTGCGATTCGAGCTGCGCGATTCGTTGTTGCGCGGTGGCGAGTTCTGCCTTGTACCGCTCGACTTCGGAGAGTTCCGCAAGCCGACGTTTCTCGCCCTCTTGCTCGGCACTCTTGAGCGAATCGAGTTTGGCTTTCGCTTCTGCTTCGCTCTTTACACCAAGCATCTTCAGATACTTGTCTTCGGTTTGTCGGCGATTGCGTTCGAGTCGAGCATTCAACGCTTCGTCGGGGATCTGCGCAGTGCCTACGGGCTTGCGAACTGTTGGCGCTACACCGCCCGCTGCTGCCCCGTCCTGCCCCTGTGCAGCGTTGTTGCCTTGCGTTGCCGCTGCGGCTTGCGACGGGAAGACGGGCGCACGTGTGGCGGTACCAAACGCGCCCCCGCCTTGTTTGTCCGGTGCAGCGTTCCCACCCGCAGCACCCGTTTCGTTACCCTGCTCTTGCGATTGTTCTGCCATGACGACCTTCCTCCGTTTGTTATTACTGAATAGTCGCGTCGGATTCGAGAACCGTGTCAAGATCGACCGCCGCGCACACAAGCAGCTTCACGCGCGCTTTCGTCACTGCATCCGCGGGGGCAAACTTCACGCTCGTTTTCGCGAGGTTCAAGCGTGCTTGGCCTGTCGCCGCTGCGGATGCACTCGGGGCGAGCACACGCAGTTTGCCCGTGAGCGTTCCTTCAAGTGATTCAGCTTCAAGCAAGAGGATCGCACCCGGCGTGGTGATGCGCGCGGGCAATGCAATCGCATCGGATGCGACGGGCCAATTCGGGAGTTCGTCAACGTCGCCTCGTTCCGGGACGAACGTGACGTCGAGACTCGTAATAGCATCAGCCGCGAGAACCATGATGTCACCGTTCGGCTGAATCGAAATCTCGGTTGTCGCCGGCGTGGTTCCCGGTGCAACCACGGTAAGCGCACCCGTCACGGTTCCGACACGCGCGTATGCACGCAGGATGCTCGTAGCTTTCGCATCGTCGGCGAGCACAACCGCTTCCACCGTTGCGACCGGCGAATACACACTCGCCGCGGGATCCTTCTTCCGAACCACTTGATTGATTTGCCCACGCATCACCGCGGCAAACCCGATCGTTTTCAAGTGCTCGGGTAACGTGTTGTTCGTCGCGCCCGCAAGCGCTGCTTTCTCTTTGATGTTCGCCATGTTCGTCCGTGTCCTCCGACCTATTGAGGTCCTGATGCGAAATACGTGATCGTGCTGTTACCGCGCACCCGTACCCCTACCAGGTACTTCGGAGCGCCAAACGTTTGGAAGTAAAGTCCCTGCATTGGAACCACAACAACCGTCGTGCCTCCAATGCCGTCGTCGAACGTGAGTTCGAGCTCGACCGTCCCTTCACCTCGAAAGGCAAAGAGATCCGCTTTTGTGACGTCGCCGCCCGTTCCAATATTCGGAAGCGAAACGTATGTCACCGGGCTGATGATCGTCCGGCCGCCTTGCGTGCTTACCGTGAATGGTTTGCCGCTGCATCCGCCGGGAAACTCAAACGGGAATACGAGTGAGGCATCGCCACACCCGCAACCCGCCGGTGCACCCGCGGATAACCCGCCTGAGAGTTCGACGATGCCGCCCATTGATTACGCGCCTCGTGTGCGGAAGGGGGGACGGTTGTTCGTTGCAGTCGTGCCGATCTGCGCGGCACGAATCGAACCCGCAACGGGGTCCGCTTTCAAGATCTCGCCACCCGCGGGAACTTGCCCCTTGGGAAAACTCGTAGGGGATACAGGGCGTTGCGGGTTCGATTGCGCGAACTGGTCAAACGGGGCTGCCCGTCCGCCGCTGATGCCGCCCTGCCCGTCGCCAAACGGGCTACTTGAACCAGTGCCCGGTGTCTTGCCGTCGCCTTGTGCCATGACCAAATCCCTTCGTTACTCGATGAAATCCAATTGGATCGATCCAATTGGATTTGGTTACTTGTTGAACGTATCACGAACGAACGCGGAAAGGGGACTGCGCGGGGGGCGTTGCGGGAGGCCAGGGGTTTTCCGACACGCCCCGCTTCTTCCCCGGCGTGGGATGCTCGGGGGCTTGGTAGCGTTCGTGAACGAGCTGCATCGTGTCGATACCCTCGTTCACAGCTTCACGCGTGACTTGGGGAGGTGCAGCCGGAACGAACCGGCCTGCATCACCCCGCCTGATACCGGGATCGCCCGGTGCGGTTCGGAGCTTGAACATCGACATACACGTGAGGGTATCGCGAGGAAGGGATGTTCGTCGAGTGCTGGAATATATTGCACGGGTTACTTGACGGTTCACTTCCGCAATTGATCCATCGGCACCGTGCTGATTCGCGGCCGTGCCGGTGGTGAACCCTTCCGCCCTTCCATTGCCCAACGTGCGGCGATCTCCCCATCACTCTTGGGCTTCAATCCAGCGGGCAATGGCCACGACATCCGGTGCGGCACGACCACACTGCGATCGTTCGGCCTATCCGGTGGATGCATAAAGCTCCCCCACCACGAATCAAATGCCTCGTTCGTGCGACGTATCTGCCCGTGCACCGCGTAGCTATCGGCACTTGTACGGTTGTCGAACGTCGCTGAATTGATCTTCAGCATGTCGTCGAGCTGCTCATTCAATTCAGTGATCGCCGAATTCGACGCGAAGTTGTTGGCGCCCATGACCTCGGTTCGAACAATGCGTTCCGCCCAATGCATCGGTTGGCCTTGCAGAAACGGCGACTCTTCAATCAGTTCCTTGCGCACGTCTGCCCATGGCTTCTGTGCAATCAATCGTTGTTGCAACACGCCCTCGAACGCGCCAACCGTGTTGATCCCATACCGCTGCAACACGCCCAACGAACGAGGGTCTTTCGGGTTCGAGCCAATGCGACGCAAGATGCTCGCTTCCGACCCTCGCACGGCAACATCGTAAAGCGCCGCGTTATCGATTGCGAGGGAACGACCAAGCCCCGTGAACGCCTTGTCGCTCGCGCGTATGTATTCGATCGTTGATTGCGCCGCGCTTTCCGCCGCCATCTTCCCAACGTCCACGATATCGCTTTGCATCCCTGGCAATGCCGTCGCACGCAATACGTCACGCACTTGGGCCAACGTTGTGCGCAATTGGGCAGCGGTGAAGCTTCCACTGCCTGCCCCGCCCAGCCCCTCGGTTTCCTTCAACCGCCGTTCCATATCGCGTTGGGCCTTTTCCAACACGTGACGCATCCGCGCCGTGCCCGCTTTGCCCGCGAAGTCGAGCGCGCGTTGTCGGGAACGTTGAAGGATTTCGAGGGGCGATGCGCGCTTCATCAGTTGCCGTCTTGCGATGCAGGAACAAACCCACGACCAGCCGAACCAAGGATCTCGATTGATTGTGCGTTGGTCATATTGAACCCGATCTTGAGCAGGCCGATCGCTGTATCACGTGGGATTTGTTGCGTGACGACCTGCTGCACGATTTCGAGTGCCGCTTGTATCTGTGCACCGTTAAGCACAAGCGACGGTTCGATCTCAGTGGGCACAGGCGCGACGTCATTGCCCCCCCCTTGCTCGCCCGCAATCGCCCCGTCCTGCTCTTCCACGTCGTCAACTGACGCTTGACCCGTATCAGCACCCAACGACGACGCCACTGCCCCGCCCGTGCCGGGGAACATCCCTTGTTCACGTTCGTCTGCCTGCTTCTTTTCCTCAAGTACGCGCTTCCATTCTTCGTGTGGATCACGGCCCATACGCTTTGCAAACGATTCCACCGCGCTTCGTTGCGACACGAATGCTTTCCCGCCCGTGCTTGTCGCGGTTGTCGTTGCGGCTGATTGATCGTCAGTGTCTGTCGTTCCGAATCGTTTCGGCCATTCGCACACGAACACTCGCCCCTTGCCCGGCTTGCGCTGCTCATACCCGACGATCTTGTTCTCACCCGTGGGCAATCCCGATATCGGGTCGACAACCGCTTCGGTGATCTCGCGTGGGGGCAAGTCGAGGAAGTATTCGACGGGGACCATCAACCCCGTCTCGCCATCGAGTTCGAGCGGGTATTCAAGTGATCCATCCTCGTTCGTTGTCGGCATTCGCTTTCGAGCACTCGTGATCATCTGCGTAACAAGCGACGTGATGCCCTTGCCATATTGCGCTTGGAATATGGATGATTTCGCGCCCATGGGTGCATAGAGCAATTCGATCGCACGCCCCGACGTTGCTGCTGCTGCAATCTCGTTCGGGTCGGGAATCACGCACTGTGCGACCTCGAGCGCGAATTGCCGTTGCTGCTTCAAGAGCGCAATGCCCGTCGATGCAGCCGTGCCCCCGAGTTCCAAATACTTCGCATCACCCGATTCGCCGACGTTCAACGCATTGTCGCTTCCTTTAGACACGCCGCGCTTCTGCATCTCTTGCTGTTCGGTCGATAGCTTCAATACGAGCGTGGGATCAAGGTTTCGCACTGTGCCCGTCGCGAGCACGCTGTTGAGCATATCGATCGTGTTGGCTTGCTCGAATAACCCCTCGTAATCGGGTTCGCCGTCGTATTCGCTTTCGTCGTCGTCACTCGGTTGATTTGGAATCCAGACGAAATGGGCAAACCCGTCATCGTGCACGACCGTTTGATCTTCATCGACAACCCACTCGTTAGCACCCCCGTCCTTGTTCAATGGCTGTTCGACAAACACGATATCGGCGGTGGGTGTCCAATCGCGACGGTACCAATGCGGGGCTCGTTCCTGCTTCTTTGCCTTGTCGTTCCAAACATCCCGATACACGAGATAGATCTCGCTCACGTGCGCGACGACGCCTTCATCACGATCAACCCATTCGTGCACGTACACGTTCGCCGCGGAATGCACACGCACGCATGGTTTGCCCTGATAGAACCGCCACGATAGGCCAACGCTTCCGCATGACCCGCCCATGTTGCGTGCGCGAATCATCACAGTGGGTAGGTCGCTCGCCTGCACAAGCGCGTCTGCGAAGTCTTCCGCGTCGGTATCGCCCGTGCATTTGATCTTCGGGAATCGATGTTCACCGAATACGAAGTTCGTGAACGCCTGCACGATCAATCGCGCGAGTCGATACGGGTTGTTCGGCCGACGTTGATCAAGGGGCACGTAAAACGGCGGGGGTTGCGAGGAAAGCAGGGGTTGCATAAGGGCCATCTGCCCACCCCGGTTCATCCGCCCCGACATATCGTAGATCTTGTGGTCGTGCTGTGTGCAATTGTAGAACTTCCGGCGGAAGTCGAGCGTCCTATGTCGGTCGTTCTCGACAAGACTTTGCGGGCGGAACGACGGGCCAAACGTCGTGTCATCCACGCCAAACGAACTCACGGCGTATATCGTGCCGTTCGTGCCGCGCACGGTGGATTGAATGGGGAATGCGGGGCCGGGGAACGTTTGCCCATCGTTGCGGAAGAAACCCATGGTTCCTTCTACCGTGAATCATCTCCAACGTCGCCAAAAAGACGCGATACGACGCCAACCATAAACCTCATGGTGGGTTGCGATGTAACGGTTGTCGGATGTTTCAGGGATGCTTGCAGCTTGTCGTCTGGGTACGAGCCGATCGACAACAAGTGTTTAAGCGTCATTTCGACGGATTGTCTTCGGCGAAATGGAACGTGTCCACCAACCGACTCGATGAGATTCATTGCGTGAATCTCATCGATGACGTGCGCGACTTCCACGTGAAATCGTCTACGAAACTCGCTCTCCACAATATCGACAGAATGGCCATTGATCACTGTGAACATCAGTTGATCATGCGTCGGCGAGCTTCGATGCTGCCTTCAAGTGGTTCGTCGATTGCCGGTGCGATGACCGGCTTGGGACGGGAGATCATCCGCGATGCATCAGGCGACACGTGCACGACGGGTGTTGTTGGTACGTGCTCGCCTTCATCGTCGTCGTTCGGGGGCGTATCAGGTTCGTTGTATTCGCGAGTGAACAGGAGGCGCCCAACATCGTACACGAACCAGATGAACGCCCCAAGCTTCTTCAACACGTTCATTCCTCGCTTCGACTTTGGGTGAGCGCCGTCCACCTCACGCGCAAGTTGTCACTCACCGCTTGCACCATCAATGGGCAAAGCCCGTCCTGCATTGTGCGTAGGACCGATTTGCCCTTGATGAACCACCCACCTTGCTTGTCGGCTTCCCCGAGCGACGACAGGTCAACGGTGCGCCCTATCGCGGACAATACCCCGACCGATTGAATCACCGGATCGTTCGTTCCGACGATCGCGAGTGTGCCGCGTACATCCGCTTTCGAATCGGCCTTTTCAATGCGCAGCACCCAATGCAGAAACGACAAGTCCGACGAAACATGCAGGACCATCGGGCAATGTCGTTGCGGCTGCATCGACGTGAACTTCACCCCGCCGCCCCAATGACGAATGAAGAGCCCACCAAGCGCGCTCTTGCCAAACAATCGTTCGTCGGTTGGAAGCGTGATGATGCGCCCGTTGTCCTCCTCACTCGACAACGCGGGACTCGGATACACCAAAGTTCCAACCCGTTCTTGTCCCGTACCATCCCAAATGATCACTCGTTCGACGCTTGCTAACATGACGACCCTCTATGTTACTCGACGAAATCCAATTGGATCGATCCAATTGGATTTCTACAACTGACCCGATGCGTACCCTAACACACGCGACATCATCCCGCGCCGATGATCTGCTTCACGACGTCAAAGCTTGTTTCGTCGGCGGGTGTTGCCATCACCATGAGAAGGTCGGTACGTGCCTGCTTCATCGACATGATTCTACGAAACGACCCATCCTTCAGCCGTATCGCGATCGACGGGTCATAGGGTGGATATTCGGGCGACCACGATTCGACATCCAAACCCCGTGCACGCAACGCCTTCATCATCAGCTTGGCAAGCTTCTTGGGGTCCGTAATCAGGTCACACGCTGAACACTCGAAACAATCGCAAGATGCAGTTGCGAATTGGCTGCGCTTGCCATCCGCAATAAGCGCAATACGGAATGATGAGCAACAACTACTTTCGCACAACTTCTTGCAATGAAACGTGCTCACTCTACACCCCCGTTGAAGTGCACAAGCGTTGCCCATTGCGCCCACACGACGTCTTGCCACCCGCTTCGACCAACCGACGAATCGGTCATCAAGGCTTTGGTTGCGCTCTCAATATCGGCGTCCGTGCCTTTCCAATCGCCTGCCTTGTTCGCGTGCCCAACCATCACCGGGATGGCTTGTTCCTTCGTTAATGGGGCTGTTGTCGCGATGAACGTGCGCAACACTTTCATCAACACAAGGTCATCTGAACGGTGAAATAGCATTCGCGTTGCTAGGGCGCGTGCTTCCGCGATCTCTTCAAGGGTAGGTCTCATGCCCACCATCATGCCCTCAAACGACGATTGCCGCCCATGGTTGCCCGTCCACGAACACGCTCGTCATCACCGTCATCGTATCGGGTTTGACCATGGATACAGTCCCATCGTTGGGATTCGGTACCCATAACAATAGCGAGTCAAACCCCGGCTTGCCCAAGTACCCACTACCCCCAAACGAAAGGAACGTCGCCGCTAACTGCAAACCACTACCGGGCGTGACTCGTATCAGCTTGGGTATCGACCCGATGTTTTGCTCCGACACGAACACGAACCCAAACGCGCACACCACCCACTTCGCATCGTAGATCAACTCCAACCCACTGAACGATCGTGCCGAGCTCGAAAAGCTCGAGGTCGGCACAACGAAGAACCCCCCGCCTGCCACGATGCTCGACACGACGTAGAACGTATCAACGCCGTCGAATGCCACGTCAACGCACGTGCCCATGTTGTCCCCCGTTGATACCCGCTCAATCGCGTACGTGGTTTGATTGAACTCGAACAGGTGGCCCTCCCATGATCCACCCCCGAGGTTTCGTGCACCCGTGACGTACATCTTCCCGTTAGCGGCAACCATCCCGCACGGCTCGTAGTCATTGCCCAAGTACGTGAGCGCGAGTGAATAGAGAACCCCGCCCGTAACTACATCGAGCACGTACACACGTTCGTCGAGCTGCACCGATACCCAAAGCTCATTCGTTGCCGGCGCGTATGTGACCGTGCACGTGTTGTTCGTTGTTCCGATCAAACTCTCGTGCGTGATGGTCCCGCTCAATAACGATACGGCCGCAACTCTCGGGTTCCCCAACTCCGACACATCACCCGACGTGTAGAGCGTGTCGATACCCCTCGTTAGCGTCATCGGCATCTGCACATTGTTCGACATCTCTATCGGCGCGAGAGGTACGCCCGTGTTCCTGTTGATTCGCCCGAACGCGCCCTTGCTCCCCACGTTCCCAACGTCCTGCCCAACAAGCCAAACCGTCAACGCGGGTGCCATCACCGTCGACTGATTACGCGTCACGTTCGTGAGGCACATGGGGAACGTCTCGCCCAAGATCGCTTCGGGCGGTTTGGGTGCGATTGCCACGCTCGCCATCGACTGCGGGTATGCACTGTCGTCGAGTACGGTTCTAGCCGCCGCGAGTAGGGTCGGTTCATCAACCCCCAACGCAGCGGCTAGATTTCGTGCATAGCTTTTAGGGAAGCCCTGACGCCCATTGTCGACCCTTTCAATCAGGATCGGGTCAAGGCCTACTGAGGTCGCTGCAAGCGCGATGTCGACCCCTTGTAGGGCCGCCAATTGGGCAATGGAAGTAACGCGAATTGACGGGTTAAACATGATGAATGGGGGTGGTTATACCCTGTTCGTCATGTGTTGGGTGGGAAGAGCGAAGAAGTGACGCGGTGGTGATTGCTATCTATTGGGGGGCGAATCGCCAATTTATGGGATGCGTGTGCATCCGTGTGTTTCGGTGAAGCACCGAGGTCCAATCACCAAAAGCGACCGAGTTTATCGGTTCGCGTCACTTCTTCGTGAAGGGATCATGGCGCGTTGGTCAGTGGGATGTTCAGTCGTTGGTGACAACCGAGCATGCGCCGTTGATGCATGTGCCATTGTTGTTGTCGCACGGGACGTTGCTCATTGGACCGTACGAGCACTCATTGTTTGCGCACGTGACGGCCTGGCAGTCGTTCGGGGGTCGTGGGCAATCGAGGGAATACTCACACCCTGGTGTGCACGTTGCCGCTCGACAGAAGGCTGGTTGGTCGGTGCATTGGAGAGAGCAGGGCATACCATCGGCTTTCGTGCCGGTGGATATGCACTTGCTGTTGCTGCACGTGTAGAAGTCGCAATCCCTTGGGCAGTCGTAGATGTCGACGCAAGGGATTGCGTTCGTTGGTGTGTTGCTCGGAGTTTCTCGACACACCAGCCCGAACGAAACATCGTCAGAGCACGCCACTGTAAATATGATTACCGTGGCCATAATATGTGACGTTATTGAAAGTAGCCGCATATAAAAAATATGCGGCACATTCTCGACACTATCAAGGTCCTAATTCCCAACCCTTAATCGTCGCAAGTCGACTCACGATTGTGTAGGTGAGCGGCCCTGCTGATATACCGTGAACCCAAATCAGATTGAACGTACGTACACCAACGAATGATGTCGAAGTGTATGCCAGCGGCACGCGTACGGTCACTTCAAGGGCATACGTCGCATTGATCGCGGCATATACAAACCCACGTGTGTCGCCGACGTTGGCAATCAATGCGAGATTTGTCGTACTACCGTCAGGGCCACCAACTGACACGTCACGGAAGAACTCGATATTGCGAGGCGTGTTTGCCGTCACGTTGAGAATGAGCTGCATCGTCACGTAGACAGCGCGTGCATTGCCCGGTTGCGACGTACCATCAGCAAGCTGCCAAGTCGTTGATGTCGTCGTGGAAGTCGCAATCGGCGACAATACCTTGGTTGGGAAATCGACGAAATGGGTTGTCCGTCCGTCCGACAAAACCCCGGTTGGTCCGCCGCCCGGATCCGCTTGCAAGCCTGCCAATAACACAACCGCATTACGACTCGCGGGATCAAGCAACCCCGTCCACGTGGGTGTCAATGCGCTATTCGATAACGGTCGCCCGTCGTATCCACAATCCCATCGTGCAATCACGGGAATGCCACGCGTTCCCCTCGGTTCGCGAATGCCCGCCGTGTAGGGGCAATACTGTACCCATCGTGGCAACCCAAACGGGAAAACCGCGTATAGGTACCAGGGCAAAAGAGCCGACGTTGTTCCCGCTGCCCGCAAGGTTGCATTGGCAACGTCAATCCATTCATCGGTCGTACCAGGGTGGATCAATTGCCCGCCTGCCTTGTACACCCCGAACGCGACGTCGATGACGCCTGACTGACGAACTTCGCCCGGCACTGTAGTGACATCACACGCTACGTTATGCCGCTGCACCGTGTTCAACGCATTCCGTGCATTGCATAGCGGCACGACGCGCTCGTGATACAGGGGACGCACGTCCCAAAGCGTGACGTCGTTCCACGTGGTTGCCGCCGCTGGTACCGAAGAAACTGCGAGGGGCAACCATCCCGCCGCAATGCCAGGGAACCCCCCGCCAATCACACCCGTTCGAATGCGGTACACGAGCCGACCCGTCGTCACCTTGTTCACGAGCGTCGGCGAGAAAAGTCCCGTGCCCGGATCGAAAATATCGCGCGAATCGGTTTCGATGATCGTTTCAACGCGTTGGCATTCAATGACGTCGATACGAATTGATCCACCGCTACCAGGCGTCAACGTCAAAACACCCGCGGTTTGCACGCCTGGATCAACCACGTATGCGAGTTTCGATTCGTCAGCGTTCGGCGTGGGATTATCCAAGATGCAGATCGCGCCCGGTTCAACAAAGCAATTGATCGTCCCCACTTCCGGCCGCACGCGAATACCCGAGATGATCGTCGCGCGTGGTAGCGACTCACTGCCCGTGCCGTTCGTTTCGACCCCGCCGGCAAGATCAAGTTCGTACGAGGGATCGGTCAAGCATCGGAGGATCTCCGCGAGCATTTGGTCGTGTACCGCTTGCTCGCGATTGTGATCCCCCGAGAGAACTCTTTCGCGGGTGTTGTGGATGATCTTCTTACTGCCTACGCCGGGAGGTGCCATAGGGGCAGACGTATCAGTCTTGCGGGCGGGGTATCAAGTCCCAAGCGCGCGGAGCTGCTGCGTAAGGGCTGCACGGAGCAAGAGAACAGCAATTGCCATCCGTTCGTCTTGCTCTTCCTTCGTTCGCGTTGGTGTGCGTATTCCGGCGAATGCACCAATAACGATCTGTCGAATGCTCGCTTGCATCTGCTCAAACACTTTCACGTGCAATGCCGTCAATGGAACAAGCACACGCTCGTCCGTGGGTAGGATGAACGCATTGCCGTCGTCGAGTTCCACGACATATCGATCAATCGTGTTGTTCTGCAAATCAGTGTATTCACCCGGCTGATTCACAACCTGTACACGAGCAACGATCATCGCCTGCACGTGCAGCACCATCGTCCCCGCGTGCATCCATTGAATGGCTTGATTCACGTACGACAACGGTTCATCCGTGAACGCTTGCGCAACCTGCGACGTCAATGCCGATCCGCACCGCTTGCACATCCACCAACCCGCGACGTTTCCCAAGTTCGGTTCGAGGTCGTCTTCATGGCACCCATTGGGTTGGCATAGGGGTTTACCATCGATTGCAATTGCTTGTGCACGGGTGAGCGGTTCGGTCGTGTTCGTCATGCACGCAATCATGCATCATCGAACAGCCGTAGCGCACTCGTTCCGTTTTAGTTGCATGGTTCACCTTTCGCCAAATCCAATTGGATCGATCCAATTGGATTTCGTCGAGTAACATGGAGAGTCATGTCGCTGGAACGACAATTCGCGCGATCGAAAGTAGGACATCATCGCGCAGCAATCGACGCGGCAACACTTCCACCGCTTCCACTACCTTCACCATCGAACGCCCCGAGTGCACGCGCCTGTGCACGTGCAAGCCATGCCGCCATCAATATGTCACCCGTATGCGCGGGGGGAGGCTGATAGTACAGGCATTCGTCCACCCACCGGCGCACGGGTTCGGGCATCGCGCGTGTGTACGGGTCGCACGGGATGATCCACGCACCCGACTCCAATTCGATGAAGAGCCCTTCCACGCCGATTACCCGTTGCGTTTTGTTCTTGCCCGTCGTGTGCGCCTTGACGGGAATCGCAATATCGACGTCGAGTATCCATTGACGAATAAAGTCTTGCGCCGCATTCGTTTCTACCCGCACGAATGAGTTGTATCGCCGCACCTTGTCAATGATCTTGTCGACGATCAATCGCCCCGCAAACCGCCCGTATTCGACATCGAGTATCTTGCGCGCATTACGCACGATTCGATTGCCCTTCTCGGTCGATATCGTAATCGATGGCAATACCTCGAACGTAAACAATGCCGTGTAATCGTGCTGCTCACCTTCACCAATCGCGAGATCCACACCCGTGACGGTAACGTTTGGCCCGCGGTACTCCGACACGAGCGTGTGCACCCCGAGCGTAACTGCTTGATCCTTGCACTTTTCAATCCATTCGATCTTGCACTTCGCGGATGCGTCGTCGCGGCATAGGCACCGATACATCTGGTTATACGTTTGCGGCTCGCTCGCGTACGTGACGTCCCGGAGTTCCTCAATCGCTTCGATGGGGAACTTCTCGGGCCATAGCGGGACAACCCCGTCGACATCGAAGTAAAAGAGGTCTGTTCGTTCGCCCCGTTGAAACGATGCAATCTCGTCATCGTTTGCGCGAACGATATCCCCGTTCCGGAGCTTCACGCACAGGGGCGCGCCGTAATCCTCGCTATCGTGCGACACGAGGCGCAACCCCTCGCAACTTGGGTTCCTACTCATGGGATTCACGCGCAGTTCGTCCGTGTCCCAATCCGGCGCATTCGTGACGGTGATATCCCCTTCGATGCTCATTGTGAGTGTCGGCCAACCCGCCTTCTCAAGTGCGTGCGTGAGGTCCCCCGGATGCCAAGGCGTGTTCGTCACGACGATGCGCGAACGTTCGACGTCTTTGCGCGATATCACTTTCGAGAAGAAGAGCTTGTTCAGTTTCAATCGTTGCGCGGGCGTTGCCGTGTTTTCTTCCGACAAGGCATCGTCGACAAGAATCCACGACAAGCGCGCGCCTTGCAATGCACCATCGATACCAATCGCGGCAAGTGACGCATCACGAATGCCCGGTGGCCTTTCGACAACCAAGCGCGTATCGGTCCACTTGTCCTTCTGCCTTATCGAAGGACGCAATGCAGGAAAGACCAAGTGCATCTCGGGATAGAGCCGATGTTCGTCCGCCAAGTAGTCTTGCACCATGCTGAACGGTTTCGCCGCCTGCTCTTGTGACGCGCTGATGATCGCCCCGCGTTCGGTGGGATCATTGCCGAGAAGCCACAACGTCAGAGCGGCCATGCAAAACGTTTTGCTGCTACCTGCCGGCATTCGGATCACGCACCGTTGATAGTGCTGCACGAACGAGAAGAGCACCCGTTGATGCGCCGCTGTTTCAATGCGTGCTTGTGTGCGCTCTTCCCTGAGTGCGAATCGGAAGAACTCGGCCGGATCGTTTCGGGCACGTTCCGCTCGCGATAGGATGCCCCTTAAAAGGCGGCGATGGTCTTCGTCTGACTCTTTGCCCGCTTCACTTGATACAGGCTCGCTATCGGGCGGGGAAGCGTCTTCCTGTTCGTTCCCGTGTTGCCGTGACGATGCCACTTCGTCAAGCGACGCGTACACGAAACCAATCGGTAATTCGTCGTTTGATAGTTCGGGAAGTGGAAGAAGCGTGCGCGGCATGCCCGGTCAAAGTGCCCGGTAAAGATGCCTAGGTCAAGCACTTAGGCGTCCGAGGGGGATAGGCTTCTTGGGAATTCTGCCTATCCCCCTCGTTCACGGGTCCGGAGGGGGTCGTCATGGTCCAGACGAACACAGAGTCGAGGATGTGGAAACTGAATGCAACGGGGCAGGATGTCGGGTGTTATAAGATCGTTTCTTCCTCAAAAAGCATAATGATCGTGTATTCGACCACGCCTTCGGGAACTGTAATTGATAAGCACTCACCAGGGCGAATCACAAGCGCATGATCCTCTGGCAAATACTTTGCGGGGATTCTTTCCATATCATCACCCGCGTCACTCGCATCAAGCGATACCGTGTCGAGCCACGTAATTGAACCGCCAAACGTCAGCGCAACACCTGGTTCACCCGTGAAGACTTTACACACGGATGCAGGGGAAGCAGAATCCATCGCATAGAGTGTTTGTTCAGTCGGCGCATTACCATTGACGCCATGCGTCGGAAGCGCATCGCGTCGATGCAATGTCCAAACCGTGAAGCTTTGATCTGCGACAACCGCAAGCGGGACATACACCCGCGCAAGTTTGTCACTCCCGGACGGGTTTTCCAAAACGATTTGTTCGCTCGTTCCAGATGCTGCACCCGTGACTACGAAGTTTGTCTTGTAAACGTTCGCCATTGTTACTCCACTGAAAACGTCAGACCAACGTCAAACGTTCCGGCTGTTGTGTTGGTGTTGCAAAGGATCTGAAATCCTTCATTTAGACGCGCAACAAGCGGTTGCATGCGTGGATCAAAAAAGAAACCTGGAAATTGGTTTTCCTGTGAGGCCTGGAAACTCTCGGTTTCCAACGATCCGACAGCATATTCGTCGGTCGCTAATAACCATTTACGCAATGGGTTTGCCTCAGTTGTGACGGTTGCGCCCGTTCGTACGGTGATGCCCGCATCCAACGTATTCAACGTGTCGAACTTCGTTACGAGATTCGTAATGTCGGTCCCGACCGAATGCGCAGTTATGCGGCGTATTTGAATATCCGCAAGCACACCCGTCACATTGGTAATCTGCACGTTCATGATTTGAACATCAAGCAACCGGACTTTTGTTGCCGTACCGCCCGCGTTAAGCATGATCGAAATCAATGCTTTGCCGTTGCCGAGTGCGGTCGCAAGCGCAAGCACATTGAATGTCGGAAAGTTCTGGAAAACAGTAGGAACCGGATTCGCGTTTGTTACAGCAGCGGACCCAACACGGAGATCGGCATTGACGTTGCCAATACTGTTTGTCCCCGCCGGGATCGCGTCAACCAGACCAGTCTTCACACCCCCGCCAGGGGTCAACGCACTGGGTAAACCCGCGCCTTGAAGCGCCGCCGTCGCAAGCCGTTCGGGGGTTCCACCATTTACGCCTTGTACTGACCAAGGATTCGCCGGATCGCCTGTACCTTGGTCAACCGTTCCCCCACCACCGCCGCCCCCGCCTGGACTCGTCGTGCCTGCATCCGACCAATCGGGAGCATCCGCACCACCCGTCGCGCACTCAAGCGTGATCGTCACGCTCGCCCCATCCGTGATGGCAAACCACCCACGCAACGAAGTCGATGGAAGCTGCACACACGTGCCAGCAACATACGCCCCGCCACCATCACCACCCGTTGCAGTCACACCCTTTTTGCCGATCCACACCGACGACGTAGCGCCGCTTGGTACGGTCAACCGGAACTTACCCTCGGTTTCATCAAAGAGCGCACCTAGGTCGGTTTCCGTGCCCGTGAGTGCTACTTGCTTCGTGATCGGTGCGGTACGTGTCGCCATGTCGATGATGTTCGCCGACGATGCACGTTCATGGCAACGGGCTATGTTGCCCACAAAATCCAATTGGATCGATCCAATTGGATTTTGTCATCTTTCAAATGCTTCGACCTCGAGCATCGCAAGTACGTCATCCATCGCGGGTCGTTCGCCCGTTCGGCAAAACACGCCGATCAAACGTTCCTCGGCTACATTCGCGAGTGCACGTGCGGTTGTCCCTATACTCTTTGCGATGCGTTGCACTTCGGGATCATCTTCGTCAGGGTGATCCGTTTCGGCAAACGGAAGCAAACCCATCCCGAGCGAGGTATGCACGCCCGTTCTCATGCCGCCTCAATTCGTGCAATGCGCGCACCGAACACGTCAACCGCCGTGTGAATCTTCGCTCGTTCATCCGAACGCAATTCCACGACCTGCATCGCCTTCGTAATGGCAAGCAATGCCGCTTGAATGCGCTTGTTCATCAGTGTCACGCGTTCGGTATGACTCGGGACCGTACGAGGCCAGGAGCGCGATACATCCGCAAGTAATCGCCGTTCGCACGTCATTCGCTGCTCTTGCGTGTGCAATGCATCCGGGAGCGAACAATGCCCGCAACGCTCATACACCGGCGCGCATTTAATGGTCCGCATATCAAACCTCCAAATGAAGAGAGGGGAGCCCGCGTTGTGCAAGCTCCCCTCTCTTCATGCCGCAACGATTCGATTACACCGCGATCGGTTTGAGCACGCGTTGATATGCGTATTTCGTGCCTTCCGCCTGCTTGTCGAAGCTCACCGAACCATTCTCGTGCTTCGTATACGCAACGCCCCAAATCGATTTGTCCGCGAGCTGAAAGACCACGAATCGCAATTCATTCGTGACTTTCTTTTTCGCCTTGCCGCGCGGGGCGTACTCTTCATCGACAGTTTCAATCAATCGATCTTCAAGCACTTCGCCCCCTTCACATTTGCCGGGAAGACCAAGCTGCTTCAATTCAGAATCAGCAAACACACGCGTTGTCGAAGTCGCCATGATAAGCACCCATCACGATGCGCATTCGAGAGGGAAAGCGCATCGTGAACCTTTCAACGAATATCATGTCGCGGGAAGGGCCCATGCTTGCGAGGAACATGGGCAAGGTGAGTGCATTCAATTCAGAACGGGCGACGCACCGGGAACGATCGTCGTTGCAGTATAAACTCCGCTAGGCGGAATCGTATCGCTCGGGATGTTCGGTGCATCGTCGCTACTAGGCGGGTCGGGCATCCACGACTTGCCACCCCTCGACCATCGCTTTTGCAATACGTGCCCAACGAAGAACCCAACCGCTTCCGCCGGCGACGATGCAGGCATTGAAAGTTGACGTGTGCCATCCGTGCCGCAATCCCACGCGTTTTCACCTTTGCCGGGATACGGAACATCGCCCTTGTCCAGCTTGATGTCCGCCATCTTCGTTGACGTTTGAAACCATCGCGGGCGGCCGAATGTCACGAGGTCGAACGATACCGTCGCGGGGTAGCACCCTTCAGGCATTGGAATCACCACGGGTTCGTTTGTTGATATCGATTCCCGTTTCGTTTCGACCTTGCCAAGCAATGCATCCGCGAACGAGAAGCTGCCCCGCAAGTACCAAGGTTCGTCACTCTTGAACATATCGGGATGCACGAACGGCGATGTCCAATAGATTACCCCGTCAAACACACGCACGTCGGCTTCGCAGTGTCCAATACGCTTGGTTGCTTTGCCGAGCTTTTGATAACTCGTCACGCTTGAATGCAATGCGAACCCTGGCAATGCAAACCCCGCCGCGAATTGCGATTCTTCAGGTTCGCTTCTGACGTATGCGCGCAGCTTCACTTCGCCAAGATTCCATTCAAACCGAATGGAATCGCTCGTTCGGTAGCTGCTCAGTGCAATCGCACCGTGCAGGGGAAACTTGTTTGCCCGTCCTTCCGCTGAATAGTTCCGCACCGAAAGATACGCGCCGAACTTGTCGAGCTGCTTGTTTGCGTATTTGTAGAATCGCTGAAACATGAACATGCCTCCTAATGAGCGTTGATGCTCGTAGGCATCATGCATCGGGAACATGTTCGTTTTGGCGGGTGAAATAGTTTGAAATAAAGGCGGGTTAGAATCGGGGACGGCGACGGCGGGATCGTTGCTGCTTGCGCTTTCTGGTCATGGGCGCGAACGGAGTTTCACTTGCGAATTCACGCAAGTCGAGATCATCGGGTTGACGTTCTATTTCAAGCACGGTCACGACAACCGCGACGATGGGTTGATCCCTATCCCGCTTGATCACGAGCACGCAAGGGTGCGGTTCATCAATGCGCCATTGCTCATGGCCCAAGAGCGTCTTGTCCTTCAGGTGTGCTGCGCATGCCGCCCGCTCGGTCAATAACGAAACAACCTCGTTCATTGATATCTTGCGGTCGATTCGCTTTCGATATTGTTCGGCCGCATGGGTCGTGATCCTTATTCGGTCGGTGCGATCATTAAACATGCCCGCCTGGCCTTTCTCGCCCTGTGCATATTGTGATATTCCATTGCAGCAACCCATCGTTCAAGGCGACGCAATCGATTGACCGTCTTGCGCATGAAGGGCGGAAACCCGAACATCGAACAGGGCCAACCGCAATACTTCCGCTCGGGGTCGGGTGTACTGCGGAAGCACGTGCAATCAGAGCACTTGATTCGCATTGGTCTGCCCCTTCTTCCACCGTTGGAGCGCGATTCGATAGAGAACGAGATACCCAATGAGATCACGCGTCACGTCTTCATCTTCGATGCTTTCATCACTCCGTTTGATTCGTGCAATCTTGTGATCGATCTGTTGTCGAAGCTGTACGTGTGCCGGGTCTTTCGAGAAGATATGCACAGGGTTCAACGCTGAATCGCCGTACTTGCGGTTCTTCTCAATCAGCAATGCGCAGAGTGCCCCGCATTCGTTGGCGATGTCGGTTTGCGTTTGATTGATCGTTGTGGGTGCGGAAGTCTTTGCAACTCGTTCCTCGTATGCTTTCCGCGCATATGTCGAAAGCGAATACATATCGACGTCCCCTATTCCATTGGCCAAGTCGAACGCCATCCCAATCAGCTCGACACGAACATCGTCGAACTCGGTGCATTGCTCTTCAATAACAGCGAACGCACCCCGGAGAATCGCTCGCTCAAAGTTGGGAAGGACCTTCACTGCCTGAATCACATGCGAGTCGAGCTGCATACGAATGAAAGACTTTTGACCGCCATTCGTATGCAACGAACGATTTGCTTCAAGTGCAGTAGCGACAGCACCCATATCGATCGTCATGAATTCCGTTCGATATGGCAAGGAATCGATGCACGTCGGCCGCACTCGATTATTCTGAACAAGAGCGCCGCTTGCGATTAACGATTGCTCTGATGCCCATGCTTGCGCGTCAAGTTGATGCGACTTTGCCCATTCCGCATTGATTACGCGCACCCACGCGTTGAACACATCCGCGGTATTGCAATCGACGGGCACCTCGTAATCAACGACAAGCATGAGCAGCGACACGAGCGCGCGAACGCCGAAATGCTTCTTCACTGTGGAATGGGAATTCTTTGTAGGCATGGTGGGATCTCCTTGCCCACTTCATGCAACACTTCACGCCCGCTTGAACAGCAACGCGAGAGTGCACTCGATGCACATAATCCCCGTTGCTGCTTGTTCGGCCGTATCTGTGCCTAGAATCGTGCTCGCGAGGTGGATGCACCCAAGAGCAGAACAGGGCAACCAAACCTCGTGACGGGCTGGTTGCGTTTGATTGGAAGGGGGTTCAAGCGGGGGAAGGGGAAGCATCGTGCGTGGCATCGTCACACCCTGCCAGTGCGTAAAGAGGGATCGCTCGCGTTGGGTGCTGCTTGGGAATGATTCGCCCTTGCCGAACCATCCTTTGCACCGCGCGGTGAATCTCGGTTCGCGGCGCCCATTGCAAGGCGTGTTCAACCTCGTGACAAATCACGACGATATTTGCTTCCAACAACGACGCCAAATAAGGATCGATCCAATCACTACCATTCAGCCTTTCAATTACCGGCGACGTGTGCGTTTGATCGTTCATAATCACCGCGGCAATCATCGCTTCAATTGCGAGATTCCTGTGCGGATACATGTAGGGGGGTTTGGGCGTGGGGGATTTGATCGGCAATGACTTGCGCTTGCTCATGCCGACATCATGCGCGCAATCACTTAGGCGCGTCGGGAAACTCGACGAACACCTTGCGCTCGTGTTGCGCTTTCCTTGCCTCAAGAATCGCAAGCGCCTCGTTCAATTGTTCGTCGGTGAGTTTGTCGTATTTCTCGCAGTGAACACTCTCTTGCACGGTTTCGGCCCTAACGAGGTCGATCTCTTCCCGTGTCAGTGTCGACGGGAATCCCGAACGATCCTGCATTGATTTGGGCACGATAACCAAGTCGAGCCGTTTCACCATACGATGACCTTCGACGCACAACCCATTCGCATCACGAGGGAATCCCGAATGCATGGCACACCCATCGCCGCCCCATGCACCAGGAATGCAAGGCACACCCAACGCGATCGTTTCATCATGGTAGGGCGCTGTTTTCGTAGGTTCACCCATAATACTCGTGGCGCGAGACTTCCACCGTTCAATCGCACCGACCTCGTGTTGCTGCGCGATTCGCCACGAACCCTCGGCATCGACAATCGCATCGCCCTTATCGAGAAGTACAATTTCGTGATCTTTCTTCAACAATCGAACGGCGCTAATCATCTCGCCATCGACGGGCAAACCCAATTCACCCGCACGAATCGCCCGGCCGAATGCTTTGCGTGCAACCTCTTCCCGCACCTCATCCGCCCCATCGACGAACATACCCTTGCCCGTCGATACAACCCGAACCGCGACCGCCCATTGACCTTGAACCATGTGAAGCACCTCGCGAAACATCATGCACCCAACGCGCCAAACGGTGTGCACAGAAGAACAAATACCTACGTTACTCGATGAAATCCAATTGGATCGATCCAATTGGATTTGACGATCGTGTGTTGTGGCATGCTCCCACCATGCGCACCTTGTCACTCGCACTTCCCGAAACGTATCCCACGCCCGCCGTGAAATGGCTCGGGGGCAAATCCAATTTGATCGACCAGCTCGTTCCGCTCTTGCCCACGGATGTACGATCGCGACGATGGTTCGAGCCGTTCGCGGGGGGTGCTGCGCTCTTCTTTCGCCTATTGCCTACGCGCGCCGTTCTATCGGATACATGCGCCGATTTGATTGGGCTGTACGAGGTTTTGCAGATGGGATTGTCCGAAGAATTCCGATTGAAATGTGTGCATCTTTCATACCCGGCAATGAATACACGCGCTGAATTCGAGAATGTTCGACGTATGTTCAATGCACAGAAACAGCAAAACAACATCGAACGAGCGGCTTGGTTTCTCTATCTGAACCGCGCATGTTTCAATGGGCTACATCGGGTCAACTCGAAAGTGGAATTCAATGCGCCGTTTGGGGACGGCAAACCCATCACGTTCGACCTCGACAATATGCGTGCTTGCTCAACTGCACTGCGTTCCGCCGAACTGCATTGCGAGGTGTTTGAGGGGGTCCTAGCGCGTGCACAAGCCAGGGACGTGGTTTACTTCGACCCGCCCTACCTGGGAACGTTTACGGGCTACTCAGGCACGTTCGGCATTGATGAGCATCGCCGACTTCGTGACGTGTTCCGCACCCTCGACGAACGAGGATGCATTGTCGTGCTTTCGACGAACGATGATTCGGTGATGCGTATGCTTTACGAGGGGTGTGATTGCACGGTTGTGCAGGCGGGTCGTAGCGTGGGATCACGGGGTGCATCGCGGGGTTCGGTTGACGAGCTTGTCATCCGCGGCAAACACCGATAAGCATCGGGAATGCGAATCGTAATCGTTGGGCTGCTCTTGGGGTTGGGCTGCATCGCAATCGGATGCTCGGATGACGGGGTATACACACCCGTCGAAACAACGGACGAACCCGCATGCGAAGACGCGGGACCTGCTGATTTGTCATCGCAGAATCCCGCGTATGTGTGTGGTGATGCGGGCGGTGATTGAATACCCCACACACCCGAGTCATCCTCCAACCGCAGAGCTTACAACCTGCGCGGTTTACGCCGCGCTCGTTATTTCAACTCAAGAAAGGCGCGCGAGATAACGCACGCGCGCTATATCAGTATGCGTAGGCCATGCGACGCGGACACGCGCCTCATTGTGGGTGGCCTCGACAATACCGCCAATCAGGCGGGAATCGCCGCGCGTATCAAATACTTTCGCGCCAACAAGCGCCAATGCCTCGCCCTCCGTGGGCTTCCATTCGCCGTGACACGGATGGTACCCGGCAAACGGCGCGAAAAACGTGGGGCAGTGCGCTTCACAATGGAAGCGCGAATCACACCAACAGCACCACGATGGCGACTCGTTATTGCATGAAATACACATATCATCCTCCCAGCGCTAGGTGCGCCAAACCGTATCAAGCGTAAACATGCGCCTTGACGTAAAATCCACCTTCCGTCTTCGCCGCCCATCGCGCCGTCAACTTGGACAATATGGGGCATGATGCCCCGCTAGTCAAGACGTTCGTGATCTTTTTATTTTCCGTACGTTCAAAGACGAAATCCAATTGGATCGATCCAATTGGATTTCGTCGGGAAACATAAGGGAAGCGCTACTCGACCCGGCGGTAACGGTCGTCTTCCTGCTGTTCGATCATCTCTTCTTCGACCATGCGATCAAGGCACCCGCGAACGAGATCACGATCGCCTTCCGTGTCCTCCACTTGATCCTGCATCCGCACACCCGCGAACACGTCCTCAAACCTGAACACGTTTGTCTTGTCCTCGACGATCGAAGTCACCGTATCGAAGATCGTTTCGCACAAGCTGCAAAGCTCTTCACCCTGCCCACGCACGCACGCAGTTTTCTTGTCGTCGATCATCCGCTCGCACGGCTCGACTCGCGTACACGAACAAATCGCGCAACAACCGCCCATGCTCACGGGTGGTTCGTCGTCGTCATCATCCTTGTCTTTCTTCGCCTTCGCTTTGCCCTGATTTGGTGCCTTGCTGGGCTTAGGGCTTGAACGCTTCGTCGTCGGCCCATGCTCTTCATCCGATGCATCCTTACCCTTGCTAGATGCCTTCGTGACCTGCTTCTGAAACTCGCTCAACTTGCGACCCGATACGGCCAAACCTCGCTTGAAGATCTCGCTTTCAAAGTTCGGTTCACCCGAGCCACCAAGCACTTCACGCAGCAGCGCGATCTCGAAGATGAACCCGACGCATTGCTCAAAGCTTAGCTTGCTGATGTGATCTTCAAGCATCGCGATCATGCGTGCGTTTGCATCGCCGCCCGTCTTGCCGTCGTCGATCTTGTGCCGCTTTATGTAGGCTTTCTGCACTTGCGACCACGTGTTGCGCGCAGCTCCAAACGCGATGAGTTGGAACGTTCGCTTGCGTTGCACGGCGCTCATCTCACCAAACGATTCGGCTTCTTCCCGGAGCGCAGTGATCGCAAGTTCGGCCGCTTGACGTTCCTGCTTCGTCACACTTCGATCGGGCTTATCACCGCCCGATTGCGTGGGTTTGCCCTTGGGAAGGCACACGCTTTCCCACTCCTTCACGAACGGCACCTTGCACGCACGCATGCTCTTCGCGACGGCTGCCTTTTCGTACAGTTCGAGCCCCGCACCGCCGGGGTTAATCGCGATCACGACGGGGGGCGGATTCGATGAAAGCAGCTCGCGATATGTCGAGTTCGATTCGCCCAACCGCACCTTACCCTCGACCGCGACGAACGCACACTCGGGGTTCAAGATCTCGATCGTCTCGCCGTACTTGAACACCTCCCTTGCTTCCGTCTTGTCGAGAACGCGTAGCTCGTTCGCTGTCGCTCGTTCAATGAGCACGTCGGCAAACGCCTGCTTCTTCTCGGTAAAACAATCAAGGTCCGTGCAGCGATCCTCGCTTGTGATGTCGTCAGGGAAGAGACTTGCTTGCGCACCGGTTCGCTTCGGACAACGCCCACACTCGCCTGCTTCGGAAACGAGATCTTTGTTGTCGATCGGGAACGGTGCGGATGCGAGTCGAAGTAAATACTTGTCCCGTATAAACCCGCTGATCTTGGTCGCGGAAAGCATCGTGTCGGGGAGTTTGGAAAGCTCAACCCACACCTTCGCTTGCATCGTTTCGGCAACACCCGCGAGCACGAGCGCACCCTTCACGCCGAACCGATTCGCAAGAAACGACGCACGAAGATCGCCATGCATCTTCGCGATCTTCAAACGCCCCCAGATGTATTCCTTCGACCGGCCAAACCGGGCCGCCATCTCTTCGATCGTTTGTCCAAACTGTCCATGCAGTTCGGAGAGCGCATCCGCTTCTTCAAGCGGGTGAATATCGTCGCGATCGCGGTTCTCTGCGATGCAGACTTCGACCATCTGTTGATCGGTCAAGTCGCGAACAACGCAGTCTAGCGTGTCGATCTCTGCGATGAGTGCTGCACGCTTGCGACGTGTACCCGCGGCGATCTCGTATGTGTTTTTCTTGGAACCCTTGCGCACAATGAGCGGCTCGATTTGCCCATGTGTCTTGAGGCTGTTCGCAAGTTCGTCCAGGCTCTTGCAGACCTGACGTGATCGAAACTCGACCAACTGCGAAACTTTGACTTTGATGATTTGTGACTGTACCGGCGGCATGAAAAACGACCCTCCTAGCAGGGGGCATCATGCCGCACACGTGCAGTTCGTCGGAAGGGATTACGCACGCGGAACGACGTTTGTCCCGCGACTCTGGATCACTAAGGTGTGATCGTTGATGGAAGTTCTTCGACCTCGACCTTGATCTTTGTTGTGGTCAACTTGCCGAGTACCAAACGGACGAACTCGGAAGGCGTACCCTCAAACTTATAGAAGATGTCCTGCGTGTTCTTCATTCGACGCGCAAGAATCGTCGTCGTCGCACCGACAAACAGCTTCGTGCCCTTGGGTAACTCGCCCCGATCAAACGCGGCAAGTGCATCACTGAGTTTCTTGAACTTGATTCCGTCTTTAGCCATGACTTCGACCCTCGTAGGTTGTGCAGGCGTGTTGCCTGTACGGGTCATCATGTCGCTAGTTTCGTTTTGCAGATGCTCGTAGCTCGAGTTCCTTTTGCTCACGAATCAGTTGATCCATCTCGGTTGGGGTCATCGTGTTGATCACGTCGATGAGTGCACGTCGGGATGAATCGTTGATCGTGATCTTCACCTCCACGGGTCGGAGTGTTCCTTCGATTTGCGCAAGTAGTCGTTCGTGCGCCGCGATATCCTTGAACGTCGCCGCCTGGAGTTCCGCCCATTGGGGGCCCTTGCGTCCCTTGGGCTTCTTCTCAGCCTCCAAACGCATCCGGGCAAGGTCGCCGCGTATCCGTTGCACTGCTTGCCCCCGCGCGTGCTGCAAAGCTTCCTCGCTCTGCTTCGACCATTCATCGGTGATTGCATTAAAATCACGACGAACTGCGTGATTGTCCCACCCCTTGTCTTTGCCATAACGGACGATCTGTTCAATCGGCAACCCGGCGAGCATGAGCCGTTCGACATCGTCACGACGTTGAAACGTTTTGATCTTCATTCCGGGGTGATTCTTCATGGGGGCGAACATGCCCCATTTCATCACGCCGTGCAATTCGTATCAGGCGCAAGGATGAATTGCGCACCCCAATCAAGCAAGTGTGTTTGCCCCTTGCTTGACTCGGACAACGCGAAAAGCGCAATGCTTGCGGGTGCATTCCACTCTTGAGATTCAAGCATGCGTGCAAACACCGCGCCTCGAAACTTGATGTTGCTGCACGCCAATGCGAGCACAGTGATATCCGCGCCGAACGACTGCGCGATTTCGGAAGGCACCTCGTTACGCTTCACCGTGAAGAGCGTCGCGACTTCCTTCATTCGATTACCGTGGTCGATATCGAATTGTGCGAACAAGCGTGCGCATCGTTCGGCCTTGCTGCGTTCGTCATCGTCACAATTCGTAATCGTCGAAGCTGCCTGTTCAAGTGCAATGACCGCTATCCGGACAGATTGCATCACGTCAACCATACGCATCGCCCATGACGGGATTTGCAGGGGCAGTGATTGCGTATTTACGCAGATCATCAAATACGCTTTATCGTTCGCGCTCATGCCCGCCCCGCAAGAAACGACCTGATATCGTCGATGTTGTGGCTCACTCGCGTCTTAGGCAACGCATTCGCAATCGTACGCCCGAAAGGCTTATCAACCAACCGCTTGTCGCATATCACAACCACGCCCCGATCAAACGAACTGCGAATCAATCGCCCAAACCCTTGCCGCAACGCAATCGACGCACGGGGAATCGCGTATTGCTTGAACGCCTTCTGTCCAAGGATCTCATTCATTGCGTCGTTGATCGGATCGTCCGGGCTATCGAACGGGATCTTGTCGATAATCGTGCACGACAATGATTCACCCGGCACGTCCACGCCTTCCCAAAACGACTTCGTTCCTACCAAAACACTCGATACGTCCTTTTTGAATCGCTCAATCAATTGCATGCGCGGCGCCATCCCCTGACGAAGGATCGTGAACCGATGACCGAATCGTCTTTCGAGCACGTCGTACACGCATGCAAGCGTCTTGTAGCTCGTGCAAAGCACCAATGAACGCCCGTCCGCTTGCTCGACTGCATCGGCAATCACGACTGATACGCGCTCGGCAAACTGCTTGTCCTTCGGGTCCGGCAAGTTCGCGGGAATCACAAGCAACGCCTGCTTCATGAAATCGAATGGACTCGGCACGACCAATTGTTCAGCGACATCAGCGCCCACTTCATCCGAGAAGTACCCGATCGAGTCACGGCTGTTATCAGCCGCAAGCGTCGCACTTGTCGCAATCACCGCGCGAATAGATACCGCTTCCCATATCGTACTTTTCAGAATGCCCGCAACACTCACGGGTTTACAGCAAAGCGCAACCGAACGCCCGTTTTCCTCGACGAAGAACACCTCGGTTACCTTGCGCCCCGTATCCTTGTTTTCCATTGCCCGGCGAATGTTTTCCGCGTGCAATCTGCATTTGCGCGCCGCGCGCCGGAGCTGCTCTGCACGTTCAATATCAACCCCGCACGCAGATGACGACACGCCCACTTGCGCATCACGGGCTTGTTCAAGCAATGAAACAAGCCGCGACGAATCGACGGGATCTGGTTCCTTTAGCCGCCCGTAATACACCGGGCCCGATTTGTACGCCGCCAATTCTTGAAAAAAATCTTCAGCCGCGCGCATCACGTCGTCGCGAAGTCCTGGGGCAAACGGGCACGACCCCTTCCACTTCGAAGACGCCATCAGCCGCACCGCATACGCAATCGCCCCGCTCGATACCTTGAACCCAAAAAAGTCCCGCGCAACATCGGGCAATGCATGCGCTTCATCAAGTATCAGAAGATCGAACCGGGGCAATAATCCCCGGCCAAACTCATTCATCATTGAAAGGTGCGTGCAAAGCATGTGGTAATTCGTCACCACCAAATCAGCTTCCTGTACCGCGGCACGTGCCTTCTGCGAAAAACATTCATCAGAACGCGAGCATGCTTTTCCAATGCAATCGTCCGCAGCGATTGCCGCTTTCGATTTTAACGTGCTTGATAGCTCAAACCTCAGCTCGGAAAGATCCCCCGTCGTCGTTTCCGTTCGCCACTTTGCAAGCACGTTCCACCGTTCGCGATCTTCGGGGTCACGAATCGGGTCGAGTAACGTGTCCGAACATGTTTCGTCGAAGCGATGCAGGCACAGGTAATTCGCCCGCCCCTTCGCAATCGCCGCGGTGAACTCCCATTCGGGCACGACGTTTTGGATCAACGGCACATCCTTGCCCATAAGCTGCTCTTGCAACGCAATGTTTGCCGTCGCAATCACCGCGCGGGGGTATGGGGCGGGGTTCTCATCGTCCTCAACATCGAACCCGTCATCCGCGCCCGATGATTGCCTTGCCGCAAGCAGCGCGTCGGAACCCACGGTCAAGTGATACACGCTCGGGACAAGATACCCAAAGCTCTTGCCTGTCCCTGTGGGAGCTTCAATCAACAATCGCCCACCGGTTTGCACCGCTTGATCGATCTTGCGAGCGAGGGTGATCTGTCCGGGCCGGGGTTGGTACCCGTCAAACCTCGTAGCAAGACGCCCATTCGCATCGAATAGCTGGGAGATATAATCTTTCACGGGGGAATCATGCGTCGTCGTGACGATGAACGAGCGCGAATCGGGCTATCCATTCGCGGGGCCTACCCGATGCGCATTCGTGTTTCAACACGGCATTGCACTTGCCGCAATGGGCATGCACGGTTTGCGGCTCGAAAGCGCGTGTCTCGTAGTCGTAAACGCGTTCGGTGTATTGGGCGGTAATGTGCGGGCGGGAAGAAGACGGGGTCCATGCAATCCAGCGGGGGGACGGCATTAGAACTCGGAAGATGCTCGCTTGTTAATCGTGGGCGGATGATTGACAATATATTCGTCAATCGCGTCCTTCGCTACTTTGAGCGCTTCCGTCGTCATAAGAGCAGGGCGCCCCGTTTTACGAGCCATCTCGCACAACTGATCACACCAACGCGATTGCACCTCATAGTCTGATTCCAAGCGACGACATTTTGCCTGTTCGGTCTTCAATGCCTGTTCGGTGCTTTCGAGCTTGGTCTTCAATGTACCCACTTCGCATTTCGCGTCGTGGGCTTCCTGCTGATACTTCTCATGATCAATACGAATATCGTTCGTCTTCTTCGCATCGAAATTCGATTCGTCGATCATTGCGATAATCGTTTTGTCACGCTCGGCAATCGTCTTATTCAACCTCGCACGTTCAACATCCGCCCGTGCAAGTGCCGCTGCGTAAAACGCAACGCCCGCCACAATCGCATCACTCGCCTGCTTGTCCGCTTCCTGTTCCGACATGACGACTCCCTATGTTACACGGCAAAATCCAATTGGATCGATCCAATTGGATTTGATCATGCGTCGGTTTCGTGATCCTTCACCCACGGGGTTGGATCATCTTCCCCCGGCCAAACAACCTTGTACCCGCCCGTATGTTGTCCAATCGCCGCGAACGCCTGCATTCGTTCCTTAGGACTCATGCCCGCGAATGGATCACTGCGCTGCTGTTCGAACTGCATGCGCAATTCGTGACTCGTAGGCGCCCCTTGCCACACCGACCAATCGTGTTGATGCGCTTCCGTCTCGATCCACTTTTGCCGCTCGTAATCGACGTCCTGCGGGAGTCTTTCGCGATACTCGAACCCACGCACGTACCCATCCCGATACGCGTTTGAAACGGCTCCTAGCGCAAATGAGCGCCATTCATCCGCAGTGGCATCCGGATGCAGTTTCTCAAAGACTTCAATTTCGTCGAACAACCGAGGGGGCGGGTTTGGTCCCTCGTAGAATCGACGCGCTACCTTGTCGGCACTTTTGCGGAACCACTGCTTGATCGATTGAACAACACCCATGCTCACCATCATGCCCGAAAG